AAGGGGAAAGTCCGCCCTTTTTTAGTCAGAAAATAAAATAGATTTTTTCTCATTTTACTATTGACATTTATTAGCTGGACTTTCACTTTGCATTGTACCACATAACAATAAAGAAGTCAAATAAAAAAGTCTGTAAAACAACAAAAAATATAATAAAAACAACAAAAAAGGTCTTGACAATGTAAAGCTAAAGACGTATACTGTTCTCAGAAACAACAAACAAGCACATTGAAAACTAAACAGAAAGGAGTCAAAACATGGAACTCTTGAGAATTAACTACGAGTCAGAGCAGCCTACTGTGTCGGCAAGAGAACTGCATGAGGGGCTTGAGATCAAGACAGCTTTTAAAGACTGGTTTCCACGGATGGCAGCATATGGATTTGAGGAAAATCAAGACTTTATATTGGTAGCTCAAAAAAGAGCAACCAATAATCCAAAGAATCCAACAACAACTTGCAACGATTATCAAATCTCCATCGACATGGCAAAGCAGATTTGCATGATTCAGCGTACCGACAAGGGCAAGCAGTACCGCCAGTACTTCATTGATCTCGAAAAGGCATGGAATACACCAGAACAGGTGATGGCACGAGCCTTAAAGATTGCCAATAACGAGATTGATAAGCTCAAGGCAGATAACAAGGTACTGATTGCAGACACAGAGCGCATGAAGCCAAAGGAAATCTTTGCAGATGCAGTGGAGTCTAGCAGGACCTCAATTCTGATCGGAGATATGGCAAAACTGATTTGCCAGAATGGTCATGAGATCGGGCAAAACAGACTCTTTGAGTGGATGCGTCAAAATGACTACCTGATTAAAAGTGGCGGCAGTAAAAACATGCCGACACAGAAGGCGATGGAACAGAAACTCTTTGAAGTTAAGGAACGTACCGTTGTGAATCCAGACGGAAGCGTCAGAATCACAAGAACAACACTTGTAACTGGCAAAGGGCAAATCCATTTTATCAACAAGTTCGCCAGGATGAAGGCAGAAATGATAGCAGAAATTACATAAGAGAGGAACAAACAATGTTTGACATTAACAAGTTTGTAGTACTTAAAGATTGCATGTACTACGAGGGAATGCACAAGTATTACATATTCCAGTTTGATAGTGCATACACACTACTTGCTGACACAAACAGAGCAATCTTGTACAGAGCAGAAAGCTTTGCAGACATGATTAGTTACATTGAAAGATTGGAAACATGCAGGAAGGAGGTGCAGGCGTGATGACAGATAAAAAGGTAAGAGAAAAGTCTAAGACGACGACGTATCGTTTTTTGACAGAGCAGAAAAAGCGCACTTTGAAGAAGTTGAGCGAAGTGACAAATAGCTGCTCTAGTATCCAGAACAACTATTTGCTCGGCTGGATAGAGAACACAGTCACAACATCGTAAGAAAAAAAGAAATGTTGCAAATATAAATTAAGAGAGGTGATAAAAGATGTTCTGGATGACTAAAAAGATGCCAGATAAGACCGCAGGCTATCTGCTGTGCACAATCAGATGGGGCGAGACTAGACTCACCCACGAGTATTATTGGGGTCCAGACCCAAAGGGCAGATTTAGATGGTGGGTTTCGAAAGAAGCCTGCCAGGCAAATTTGCCAGATGGCGGATTTGAAGATCCGGGTTATGAAATCGTGGCTTGGGCTAGAATGCCTGAGCCATACAGAAAGGAAATGTATGAATCTAAGAGAAATATTGCCGCATTTGAGCGGAGAAATGAGCAAAGACACGGAGCTGCTGAAAGAAACAGCAAAGCAGGGCGACATTGTTGTGCTGAATGTAAAAATGCCAGATGGAACACCAACAACAGTAAGCGCGGCGATTAAAGCGAAGTACCCACATGTGGTACATATGCAGTATCAAACCGCAAATGGATATACCGTAAACAAAACGCTTGCTTGGAAAAAGCTGTTAATGATAATGCTGAATCCAAGCAGCATTGAAGATAATGAAGAAGGAGAGTGATCAGCAATTTTTATTTACCATGGAGAGAGTAAAAAGCAATTGCTTGAAACAGCAACGCGGCTGCTTCCATGTTTAACAGAGGAACAGCTTGCCTACATTATTGGAATGGAGCAGGCAGAGGAATATAAAGAAAAGGAAGGAGCAAAGGAAGATGATAAATCTGTACTTTGATGCAGAGTTTACAGGATTGCATAAAGACACAACCTTAATAAGTATCGGGATTGTATCTGCAAGTGGCGAATCATTTTACGCAGAATTTAATGATTTTGCAGACTATCAGATCACACCTTGGATTAAGGAAAATGTATTGTCAAATACAGTGGTAAAGGGTGAGAACAAAGAGCTTGCAGAGTTGCTAGACAAGGGAAACACTGTATTTGTGGTTGGTAGCAAATATGAGGTACGAGAATCACTTCTTGAATGGCTTAAACATTTTGAGAGTGATATTCAATTTGTGTCAGATGTATCTCATTACGATTTTGTTTTACTGGTTGATCTTCTGGCAAGTTCCGCATTGGAGCTTCCTAATTGCGTATCAGCAAGTTGCCACGACATCAATCAGGATATTGCAAGGGTGCTAAGAATTTCTGAAAAGGAAGCGTTTGATTTATCACGCGAACAACTCCTAACAAAGTTAGGAAAGTCGCTTCCTAAAGGGGCAAAACACAATGCGTTGTATGATGCCAAGATCATTCAGGCGATTTATCGCCAGCTCCAATAAGCCTATGAAGCTAACAGAGGAGCAGCGGCTAGAGCTGATTGGACATATCTGTAGAAGAGTGGATGCAATAGCACCAAGGTCTGGAAGGACGGCAACAGAAATTAAAAGAGCTAGGCAGAAAGCCATGAAAGGGTTGATCCAGAGCTTTTCAGACGAATTTGGTGTGAGAGCAGAACGCTTATGGAAACAAAATGAAACATTGAAATTTAGAGGATGCAGCTTATATGACTTGCACGAGTTCATAGACTGTTACAATCCACCAGAGAAGAAAAGAAAGGAGAAAGCAAATGGTTGTAGTGAACAGCAGAGAAAGTTACCTCGGCGCAGAAATCCGCGAATGGTGCAGCCGTTCAAAAGAGCAGGATGCAGCAGTAGTAAATGCAAAATACTACAGCGGTTTCAGAGAGCCGAATGATGGGGCATTCTACTTTGTCGAGAAAGATGGAGAAAACATTTCAAAATATAGAGTTGTGCGCGATTTAGTTAAGTCACCACGACTATAAGAAGGGAGACGGATGAGTAAAGAACTTGAAGCTGCAAGAGCATTAGTAAAAATGCTTGAAGAAAGAGAGCGGAGTAACAAGGTTAAACTGGAAAGCTTAAAAGCCGGAAAAACATTTTGTATTGGAGAGAATGATTATATTATCCTCGAACAGCACGAAAGAAAAACCAAGGTTATCTCGAAGAATTTTATAGCAGAAGGCAGAGAATTTGCAGATGATACAGTGGATTACAAAATATCTGGACTTAGAAAATACATCGAAGCTGAAATTCAGCCAACTATTGAAAATGAAGTCGGAGTAGAGAATCTTGTGGAACACAGAGTTAGCCTTGAGACGGTAGATGGTCAGAGCGACTATGGGGAGCTGACATGTAAGGTCCGCCCGATCACTTTTGACGAGGTCAGAAAGTATAACAATTTGATTGTTAATAATGATTTGGATGATTGGTGGTGGACTTGTACAGCATGGACTAGTCCAAACCGTGAATACAATCGTTCAATGGCTGTTGTTCTTCCGTCCGGCGTCATCCGCAGCTACAGTTGCAACTGCAACCTTGGTGCTCGCCCAGTTTTTATCTTAAAATCTAACATCTTTGTATCGAAAGGAGAGTAAGTGGCTGAATTAACATTAGAAGGACTGCAAAAGCAGTTCAATGAGTTAAAAAGAAGAGTAAATATCTTAGAAGGTAATTCAAAAAGAAAAATTGGCGTTGAGCCTAAAGCAGGCAATCAGTTCGAGCTTGCAGGGCTAAAATGGAAAATCATTGATGTTCTTGATTCGGGCTGTATGTGCCTTGCAGAAAGATCAGAGTCAACAAGATTTGATCCAGACATAAATGACTGGAGAATCAGTGAACTACGTCAGCATCTGAATAGTGATCTCCTTGAAAAAATAGAAGATGAAATTGGAGAGGAGAATGTTATTGGATTTGAGAGGGATTTACTGTCTGTTGATGGACAGAATCAATACAGAGCATGTAAAGACAAGGTTTCGCTGCTTACTCTTGACGAGTACAGAAAATACAGAAGCCTGATCCCAAACGAAGGGTATTGCTGGTGGTTACTTACTCCATGGAGTACGCCGTGCAACGAATATTATATGTGGACTGCCGTTGTTCTTTCGTCTGGCTACGTCGACATCTATGGTTGCTACGGCAGCTGCGGTGTCCGCCCGGTTTGTATCTTTTCTTCATCAATCTTCGCGGAAGAAATTAAGCAGTAAGATTTATTAAAAGGAGAAAGCCTATGAGTAATTATGTAAAAGCCCGATATGAGGGCAGTAAAAGAAGCTATTGTTTTGCAGCAGAGGAAGATTTAAAGCCAGGAGACGAAGCAGTAACTCCAAACGGCACAAAAGTTACAGTAGTAGACGAGCCAGTAGACCTTTCGTGGATAGAAGCCTACGGAAGAAGCAATATTAAGGTGATCAAAAGAGCACCAGAGATCAATGAAGCAGAGTGCAAGAACTGCACATCGTGCTGCAACAATAAGGCAAAAACAAAATAAGGAGGATAATATGAGCACTAGATTTACAATTAAGGCTGGATTAGCTTTTAATGCCGTTCTTGTCGAGGACGAAAAGACAGGCGAGATGGGCGTGGGAGTTTATAAAAATAGTGTTGACGATATCAGTTTTTTGTCAGCATTAAGTAAAGCATCAGGTGAGCTACTGAAAAAATTGGAAAAAAGAAAACAAGATGAAGATCTGGAAACTGTGCACGAGCAGGAAAAGGAACCAGAAGAGAAAAAGGAAGAGCAGCCGACATACTACAGTGGAGCTGTTGAGGTTACAAAAGGTGACAACGTGCTTTTCCCAACAGGGTTAAAGTTTAAAGTGACGCAAGGCAAAATAGAATATATTACAGGCAATTTGATGAACGACATTTCTGCATACCTTATATTTTGCAATAACACATTCAAATCATTTGATGATTTGAGCAAGTTTTTTGACAAGATGCACATTGAGATTAAGGAGGGCAAGGAATAATGGCAGCGGCTAAAGCAGAAGCATTAAGTGCAGGAAATCAGCAGGCCAGTTTAATTGTAAATAATGGCCTTATTGATGGGCTTGTACGCCAATTAAAAGAGAAAGAGAACTTTGGCTTGGCATTTCCAAAAGACTACAACGTAGCAAATGCATTAACTGGAGCGTATCTGATATTAAAAGAGACTGTTGACAAAGATAAACGTCCGGTTCTTGAAAGCTGCTCGCAGGCTAGTATTGTAAATTCACTTATGGAAATGGCCACATTGGCACTCAATGTTAACAAAAAGCAGGGATATTTTATTGCCTACGGTGGAAAGTGCCAATTCCAGAAATCTTACTTCGGAAATATTACGTTGGCAAAACGTAACGGCTTAAAGAAGATCAGCGCAGAGATCATCTATGAGGGCGATACATTTAAGTATCACATTGTTAATGGTGAGAAAGTTATTGATGAGCATACGCAGGACTTCATGAACATTGACAATGACAAGATCAAAGGCGCTTATGCTGTTGCAAAAATGATAGATGGAAGCCAGATAGTAGAGATCATGAATATTAACCAGTTGAAGAAAGCATGGAATCAGCGAATGGGTGGATTGAAAGAGGATGCTGCCAGTACACACACAAAATTCAAAGATCAGATGTCAAAGAAAACTGTAATCAACCGTTTGTGCAAAATGATCGCAAATACGAGTACAGATGGTAATATTTCCGAGATATCTGACAGACTTGATCAGTTCGAGGACATTTCTCCAATTGAAATTGAGCAGGAAAATGTTGCATACGAAATTAAAAATGAAGCAAATTCAGAAACATTTGTTGAGCCTGCAACTGGAAATCGAGAGTTAAAAGCTGATGCAGACGGTCAGCAGGAACTTCCAGCATTTATGCAGTAGGGAGATAGCCTATGGATGAAATTAAATGGAGAATAGAAGGGATTTTCAAAGCCAATGCCGCAAAGTGTCTGGATGAAATCGGAAGAGATACAGAGATAACGCCAGAACAAGTGCTTGAGAAAGCAAGAGACGAACAGTCAGAGCTTCATAAGTGCTTTGAATGGAACGATAGCATAGCGGCAGAGAAATATCGCTTGCAGCAGGCAAGACAGCTTATCCAGTTCTTTGTAGTTGTCCCAAAGCAGGACAACAAACCGCCTATCAGGCACTTCCAGATCACAAGTCAGAGAAATGTGTATATGCCGACAACGCATTTTGCAACACAACCTGACGAGTATCAGAAGTTGCTACAGAGGGCTTACGCAGAGCTAAGAAGCTTCCAAAATCGGTATAAGTCGCTTTCTGAGTTGGAGAGTGTCTTTGAAGAAATCGACAAGATAGCCGTCTAAACAATTTCAATGCTTAATTCGAGTGTTCTATGGATGGTGTAACGGTATGCACCATCTGAGAAAAGAATGGCTCATATATCAAAAACATAACAGCACAGGACAGAACATAACGCGACACAACATAACAAAACATTACAACGCTTGTACCACACCTCGAGCGAAAGCTTAGACCAAAACAAAAAGGAGAAAACAAATTATGGCAAAGAAGGAAGAAACACAGGTTATCGAATTGAAACCGTTAAGCATCAAGCAGGCAAGAATTACTATTGCAGGTGATGGGGATTTGGTACTTAACAAGATGAATGATTGTAGTGCCAGAAAGCTTACCGATGAGAGAAAGAACAAGGCTAAGGACACAGCGGCTACAAATGTATGGGAAGAAGTGATCACTGCCATGCACTGGTATGGCGGAAAGCCTACAGACTTCACAGAAGAAGGCTTGAGAGAAGCACTGACCAACAATGCACCGTGCATTACGGCATTTGGCTTAAAAAAGTCATTTGGACAGGCTGTTGTACAAAACAAGATTGACACTTACGCAACAAAATTTAACGCTGCTGTAAATGTCATTGCAAAGGGCAATCTGGTTCCGATCAAGTTTGCAGAGCATTTTATTGATGAAAAGCTTATGTCGCCAAAGAAGGGCGCTCCGGTACTTGTACGACTGAATAGATTTAGCGGATGGAGTGCAACATTCACCATTCAGTATACAGAGAATGCGTATTCCTTGGAACAGATATTAAATATTATTCGTCTTGCAGGTTTTGGAAACGGAATTGGAAGTGGAAGAACAAGTGGATATGGTCGTTACCACATTGAAAGCGTGGAAGGATGAATGACATAGAACTTGAGAGAGGAGTTTTTTAGATGATTCTAACGTGTTTAGCCAGCGGCAGTTCTGGTAATTGCTATGTTTTAAAGGATAGCAAAGGCAAGATGTTTCTTCTTGATGCAGGAATCCCGATCATGAAGATCAAAAAGGGATGTGATTGGAAGGTATCTGATATTGTCGGATGCGTTGCCACACATAAACACAGAGATCACTCGGAAGCAGTAAGCGATCTGGAAGAAATGGGAATCCCAGTCTACAAACCTTATGAAGATAACTCCTATATCGGTGGATATGGTGATTTTAGAATTGTATCAGTTCCGATGAATGATGTGCATGGGCACTTCAAACATACCGATGCAGACGGTACAGAGTGTCCGTGCTATGGATTCATCATCGAGCATCCAGAGATGGAGCGAATGCTCTACATTACTGATACGGAGTTTGTAAGGTGGCGATTTAAGGATATTAGCCATATCCTGGTGTCTTGCAATTACCAAAAGAAGTACATTTCAGAGGATGTCACCGGAAAAAGATTACATGTTATCAAGGGACATATGGAGTTAGAAACGTGCGCAGGCTTCATAGAAGCTAACACAACAAACGCACTCCAGAACGTCATTATTTGCCATTTAAGCGCAAATAATGCAGTACCAGAGGAAATGGTCACAAGAATAAAAGAAGTCGCAGGAATGGCAAATGTGGACGCTGCAGAAGCAGGTAAGACCTGGCAATTGTTTAATTACGAAACATGTCCGTTCCTGTAAGAAAGGAAAAAGCAAATGAGCAATAAAGAAGCAGCAAAGATATTAAAAAAGAGCCTTGATGCTTGCACTAAAGCAATTGAACAAGCCTTAAAGGAAAAGAATTACAAGGCTGTTGAAAAGTCAATGAGAACCGCATTTGCATTCATGAAGGGACATCGTGCTCTTAAAAAGCAGATTCCACAAAAGCCAGTTATCCGATTAGGTGAGGGATGTGACTGTCCTGTTTGTGGAAGCATCATCAATGAATGTGCTGATTCCTATTGTTCAAATTGTGGACAGCGAATTGACTGGGAGGAATGATAAATGTCTATTGCAAAAAGTGATGAAATCAAAAACCTTTTGATTAGCAATAGTGAATTGATGGTTGCGGTAGCATATCCACATACCTATTGTCGTGTAGTACCCCTACAGACGGCATGTGAAATAGTCAACAACATTCTCGAAAACAGAGACATGCATAAAACAATTGCAGAAGAACCAGTCATCTGTGCATCAAACGAAAATGTATACGAATGGTATTGCCCGACATGCGGCACACGGTATGAATCAGAAGCAGGAGTTTGCGTACACTGTCCATACTGTGGACAGAAGATAGATTGGAGCAATTATGATTTTGAATGAAATTTTAAAGCTTATGAAATGCTTTCCTGGTAGCAGTATCAACAGCGATGGATACTTGCTCTTAAACAAGCAGCGTTCTGGCTTTTCCGTAGCTGACATTGAGAGCGAAGAAGATCTTAAATGTAAATTGCTTGAATATGTGTCAAGGGACGCTTGCAAAACAATGGTTTATCAGCAGCACGTAAGGAACGTAAGATTTTGGAATAGAACTCGAAAGAGTATAAACCAGTATCTGCAGACGAATTTTTCTGACGATGACATGCTTGATATATACCAGTACTTAGGCAACGGCATCAGGCACAAGCTCACTAAAAAGTTTGTAGAAGGTGGATATGATCTAAAACTGATAAAGGAGGCACAAGATGAACGAGATTGAGATCGGAACTCCTGTCTATCACGTAGAGGAATACCGATTAACCAACTACGAGTTAAAACAAAAGGGATTTGAAGGGTTCGACAACTACGGGCTTGAAGTTGTTGAATCAATCGTTATAGCCGTGACAGACACGCATTTTGATACGACAACTGAAAAGCGTGACATCGGAAGCAATACGAATAGCATACATCATTGGGAGAGATTAGCGCTTGGAAGGGCGGTATTTCTGAGCAAAGAAGAAGCTGCGGAAGAAGCTGATAACCGTGCGCATAATATCCAGTTAGGATATCACTGTTCAAAGTTTAGCCAGCGCCCAATGTACAAGAATTGGCTACATTGGCAAGACGCAGCTAAAGCAAAGCCGTTTAAAAAGCAAACAGGTCATAGATCAAACTTTGTTGCAAAAAAAACTACACTTCCAGAGGAGCTTTACATCGCATGGAGAGATGGAAAGTTAACCGGACCAGAAGGTGCAAAGAAGATAGGTGTTTGTGTCACGACTTTTGAAAGATATGCAAGAGAAGAACTTGCGAAGAGAGGTGATAGGCATACCGTCAAGACTGGTAATAAAGTACCACCAAAGCCTTTGCCACCAATGTTTGATGATTGCTTTGAACAATGGAAGCTCGGATTGCTCTCAGACGAAAAGGCAGCTAGACAATGTGGGATGTCGCATACAACATTCCGTAAGTATGCAAATATCCGTTTGAAAGAGATTGGAGAACAGAGGAAGGGAATCCAGAGAGGAGTGATTCTTCCGCCAAACTTTACAGACGTATATCTGGAATGGGAGCAAGGGGACATTGGATGCAGCGAAGCCGCAAAGAAATGTGGTCTTGAGTACTATACATTCAGGTACTACGCAGAGAAAAGATACAATGAAAGGATGGACGCAGGAGTGTTTCAGTATTAAAGGAAAGAAGGGCTTCAAAGTGAAGAAAAATCGGCAAACCTTACTGGCTGAAAAGTTAATTGTACCTACGCTTGCTTTTGAACTTGACATGACAGAAAAAGAGCGAAAAGATCTTCTCAAAGCTATGCGAACAATGTTTAAATTGAAGATTAAGCAGGAAACAAGACCAGAGGAAGAGCTTATGTATACTCTTACAAGGCAGAGGGAACTAGGAATGAGAAAGAAAAGAATAAAACTTTAAAGAAAGAGGTGTTCCAGTTCTGATCAATATGATTCTAGGCGTAAAAATCAAAGAGATATAGTGCAGAAAGGAAGACGTGAAAATGACACAGAAGGAGCTGAGAAAGAAGTACATGCAGATCGTTAAGACCGAGGTATATCCGTGTAGCAGAGAAATGCAGGAGTTTTCAAAAAGAAGATGTGGCTACATTGTAGAGCTTACAGACGGTAAGATCATCAGATTATACAAGCCAAGAAAGCATGTTCCGTATGATTTCACTGAGATTATGGACAAAATTACCAGATTAACGTTGTGCCTTGAAGGTTTCTGCAGGTGCAAGACATTTGTGCAGTATTTCACATCATCAGACGATTGTGATCTGGTGCAAGAAGTTACATATTCTGGTGTAGAGCCAGAGTGGATGAAAGAAAAGGCAGCCAGAGGGCAAGAAAGAAATAGTGAAGATATCCAGAGAATCATTGATGGCTATAAGTATCTACTGATGAAATACAAGGTTGGAGGTAAAAAGAAACGAAAGTAACCACCATTTTACACAAAATTGCAGAAGCAGTGCTGCTTAAAAATAAAAAAGATAAGTTTCCACCAGCCACCTTAAAAAGATAAAGCTAGATCACGTTGAAAAGCATATCAAATAAATTTAGGAGGTTCAGTATGAACAAAGTAATTTTAATTGGAAGATTAACCAAAGACCCTGAAGTGCGTTATACGCAGGGTCAAGAGACAATGGTGGTAGCCAGATATACACTGGCTGTAGACAGAAACCGTAAGCAGGATAACGGTCAGAATGCAGACTTCATCAACTGTATTAGCTTTAAAAAAAATGCAGAGCTTGCTGAGAAATTTCTGCACAAAGGAACAAAGATTGCTGTTACTGGACGCATCCAGACAGGTAGCTACACAAATAAGGATGGACAGAAGGTGTACACAACGGATGTAGTTGTGGATGAGCAGGAGTTTGTGGAAAGCAAGAAGAATACGCAGCCAGCTCCAGAACCGGCACCTGCAGGTGGATATGAAGGGTTTATGAATATTCCAGATAATGTGGAAGATGAAGGACTACCGTTTAACTAAAAAAGAAGGGAGAGGTTTGAGATGATTATTGTAAGACAGGATAGAAACGCCTTTTACAACTGGGACAATGTAGTTGACATTTACATTAACGGACTTTCAAAAACAGAAATATTATTAAAACACGTTAAAGGCTCAAACGAGTCGACTGATTACCCAATTGGCAAATATAAGAACGCAGAAAATGCCAAGGCTGCATTTGAGAAACTTATAGAGAACATTTTAAAAGAGGTTCCACTTGTTGTTGTGCGAACCGATGAAGAAATTGAGAACAGTATTCACCGGGAGGACGGAAATAGCAATTGAAGAAATATTTAAAAGAAATAAAAGAAGAAGCTGCACTTTGCCAAAAGTACATAGATGAGTGCGATATATTCGCATCCAAAAGTGAACATGAAAAGCTTGCCTTGAAGATTGCTTCTAGCTGTGAACAGACTTTATCGGCACTTGCGGATGAAATCAAGAAAGACAGATGGATTTCCACTGAAGAAGCAATGCCAGAAGAACACGACAGTATATTTGCAAAGTTCAAAGGGACTGACAAGTGGTGCAATTCGTTTTGGGAAAAAAATTCAAATACCGTTTTAGTGGTACTAGTCAATAACCTTGATGAAGATAATTTTGTAGTTGGAACAGGCAAAACAATTGACGGTGAGTGGACGACAGAATCAATGCTGCTTAAAGACAGAGCGCATGTTGTTTACTGGATGCCGTTTCCAAAATTTGAACCGAAGGAGGTTAAGGATGAATAAGAATGATTTATTAAAAAATTTTGGTGGATTAACGGAGGTATAAAAATGTCAATAGTATCAAGCTACGGATTAAAGGATAAGAAGTGCATTTCGGTAAATATTTATAGCACTGACGCAGCTGCAATTCTTCGTGACTTCCTTATCAGGGTGGCTAGCAGCGGGTTGGAAAAAGGAAAATTCAGCGAAGCAGAAGTGGCACTCCACGATGCAAACGAGCTTACAGCAGCCTTGGAAGAAGCCTTTGAGGAAAAATCCAATGAATAAAGAAGGATGGTGCAGACCTAAAGTATGGTGCATGTATATATTTGACGATCAGTGTTGGATAGACTGTTTACCACAGCAAAAGTGGCAGTTTAAACGTGAGGAAGGAGGTAAAGTTATTACCATTTTTAGTGAAAAGCGTCATATCAACTTTAAAATAGCAGAAGAAGAATTTAAAGCGCGTTGGTTAGAAATTGAGGTGAAAGGGAAATATGATAAATTTGCCACAGAACGATTATCTCACGATTGAGAAGGACGGTCGCACTTATTCTTGTTGCACATTACGGCAGAAAGTGAAGCACACAATCGGGCTTGATTATGCCACACGGAGAACGTTTTATAAGCACAATGGAAAGATGCATTTCAAGCCCACCAGAAACTATTTTAACGGCAAGGATGAAGAACTTGAAAAGCTTGTTGATGCAGGCTACATGGAAAGTAGAAGATGTGGAACAACAAAGGAAAGCACCACATACTACTTTACAAACGAGGGGCTTGATTGGCTAGAAGAGCAGCTGCACATCACAATCAGGAGGCAAAAATGATAGAAATATATAAAAATCTATTTATAGATCACCATTGCTTTTTTGTAAAACTTGGACGCAGACCCAAGTCATGTAAAAGTGAGCCGAGTGCAAGTAATGGATTTATTGTAGAACAGCAAGATGGCAAATGGACATGTGGAGCAGGCAGCTATTACGATGATACGATCAAGCACGATATGATTCTGATTACAAAGAGTGAGGGATTTATTGAACAGGCTATCATTAGCGCCGTACTCAGTGCGTATAAAGAAAGTTCTGGGTATGATGTGGACTCAGAAAAGTAAGGAGGTGCAAACGATGAATAAACGGCAGAGAAAGAAACAGTTCAAGAAGATTCACGGCATGAATCCAAGGGATTATTTCATGAAAAGTGGAAATGCTCCGAATACAGTTACAGCTTTCGCTAATTCGAGTAAAATGATCAGACTGTTATGCAAAAAAGATGGCAAAACTTGGGAAATTTGTAGAGTGTGGTGGGGACAGTCAAATGAATAAACGGCAGAAAAAGAAGCAGTTCAAGAAACTTTATGGTATGAATCCAAAGCAGTATCAGCAGGTTATGCAACTGACATCGCTTGAAGAACCATTGAAAAAAATTATGGATTCGGAAACAACTACATTTGCAGATTTGGGGAGTTGCCTTGAAAGAATTAAAGATGGACTGCAAAAATCAGTTTCTGCTTTAGGAAAGTTGAGTTGTGAAGCATTCTGCTTTTGCTTAGAAGAACTTGGAAGGGAGCTGAAAAAACGAAGGCAAAAATGAAGTTTGAACGAACTAAAAGCATGACCTACTATTATTGCCCGATTTGTATGCTCAACTCCACAAATAAAGCAGAAATAGAAAAACATTTCCGTGAAGGACATCAAGTAAAAGTAAAAAAATACATACATTGCAATATTTGCGGAGAAGGTTGGGATGTACAGGCATTTGGAGAAGAGGGCGCCAGAAAGCGAGCAGAGCAATGCTGCCAAAGCCATATTGATAATGGGAAAGCAGATCAGGAAGCCAACATAAGCTATTTTTATTCACATGGTCGGTTTGGCTATGTAAAAAGTGTGAAAGGAGGAGAGAGTGTGGAAAATAATCATATCAAGAAAATAGAGGTTGTTGATGAATGAATACAAGAACATTGCAAAGGCAAAAGCCATAGAGCAGGAGAACAAAAAGCGACTGCTGAAAGTCAACCCCCAGCTGAACGATGAAAGCGGAATCTACATTTTGACCAGAAGGGATGAGAACGGTTTCCGGTTTGCGTATATCGGGCAAGCCGTGCACATACTTAGTAGGTTAGCAAGTCATATGGTTGGCTACAAACAACACATAGACCTAAGCCTGAGAAAACACAAACTGTACTCTGAAAGCAATCCTTATGGATGGAAGGTTGAACACATGAATGTTCCTCTTGATCAGCTTGACGAACAGGAAAAGTATTACATCAGATTTTATGCGGAAAATGGCTATCAACTTCGGAATGTTAGCCTGGGCGGACAGGGTGAAAACCGTTCAAGTGGATCTATAGGAGACAGAAAGCAGCCTAGAACCTATTCAGAGGGCATACAGCAAGGTAAGAAGTCGTTAGCTAAGGAATTATCATCTATCGCAGAGAAACACCTTACAATCGCTGTCAAGCCCGAAAAACAGGGTAACAAGGTTTCAGAGCGCCAGAGAGATAAGTTTATGGAGCTTATCAGTGTTGAGAATTATGAGGAACCAGGAAAGGAAATGGCAGATGAGAGAAAATGATATTAGAACACTTCCAGATGGAAGTTATTTTAACTTTAAAGGATTTGAGTGGATTGTGTTGGACAATAACGTAGAGGGCGGAGTTCTGGCAATTATGGCACGTGCTTGGAACGAGGAAGAGTATTGTTTTGATGAGGGCTGCTGCAACAACCAACTTCCTTAAAAATAAGTATCTAAGTAAGGAAGGAGAGAACATATGAAGATCTGGACAGAGGAAAAGCTTATTGAAGAAGGCTATGAAATCAGAAACGCGCAAATCAAAGGTGCGGAGCTGACAATGGAAAATCACGGTTGCATATCGTTTGATGTCGTTGTTGAAGGTGCAGGTTGGGGATGCGTTTTTGGCGGATATAGTCTCGGACACGGTTATCTGGGGGCGAAAGAATTTAGTGGCTATGGTCCGGGAATGGAATCCATTGCTAGAATAATGGATACAGTCGGAGTTACAAAGTTGAGTGATTTAGAGGGAAGATATATACGAACCGCAGTAACTGGAGATAGAAGATTAAAAATTATTGGAAATATAATCAATGATAAGTGGTTTGATATCAAATCATTCTTCGAGGATGCACAAGAAAATGATAATAAGGTATCAGAAGGGAGCAATAAATGAGTATTAAGCATATTATCTTATGCATCGAATTTGTATTTCTTGCAGTTCAAATCATAATGGCTAGAGCTGCATACAAATCTCCGTTAAAGTACGGAAAAACTGCTGAAATCGTGAATATTTTAGCACTTATCGTTATACTGCTGTGTAACATAGCAATCATAGTTTTAAATATTATGGGGTGAGGTGGCACGAATGTTCAAAATAATGAGCCGAAACAAATACGACAGCCTAATCAGGGAGAATGCAGAGCTTAAAAATGCAAAGGTAAATCTTGAAGATAAACTGAATCAGTTTAAAGCAGAAAAAGTTGTAAATAGCAAGTATAAATGTGGCGAATATTGTCGCGTTTGTGAGAATGGATACGAGATACCGAGCTATACCATAGGTCGTGATTATGGATGCTTGCTGAATACAGAATGCGAATCCTTTGTAAAACGTAAAGAATGAGAGGAGTTGAATATTATGCAGATAATTAAGAGTGTTTTATGTGTGGTTATGCTTTTAGCTATGCTTCTGCACTACATAGGACCCAAAAGGACTAGAGCATCATTTGGAGCATTGTGGATTATCTCGCTGATACTTTTGTGGGCTTTGATTCTTTTATAACGTTATTGATTTTTTATAGGAACGAGTTGTAAAAACCAAAAGAAAAATACAGATACTCACATGTTAGCAGGAGAGACTATGATAAACGGTGAATTAGTGGTAGACAACTTTGCAGGTGGCGGCGGAGCTTCAACAGGAATAGAGATGGCAACAGGGGTAAGTGTTGATATTGCAATCAACCATGATCCAGAAGCTATCAGAATGCATCGAACTAACCATCCAACTACAAAACATTATTGTGAGGACGTTTGGCAGGTAGATCCAGTAAAGGCTTGTGGCAGACACCCAGTTGGGCTTGCATGGTTTTCGCCAGATTGCAAGCATTTTAGCAAGGCTAAAGGCGGAAAGCCGAAGGATAAATTCATCCGCGGCCTTGCTTGGGTGGCTTGCAGGTGGGCTGGACTAGTTAGACCTAGAGTGATAATGCTTGAGAATGTCGAGGAATTTAAAACATGGGGGCCACTTAATAGACGGCATCACCCTATAAAATCAAGGTCGGGAGAAACGTTCAAACGTTTTATCAAGCAACTTACAGATTTAGGATATACTGTAGAGTTTCGCGAACTAGTCGCAGCTGATTACGGTGCGCCTACAATGCGTAAAAGATTCTTCTTAATTGCCAGATGCGATAATAAGCCAATATTATGGCCTGAGCCTACACATGCTCCATTAGATAGTGAAGCGGTTAAAAAGGGTATTTTAAAGCCATATGTAGGGGCATACACACAATTAGACTTTTCAATTCCATGTCCAAGCATTTTTGACACATCGGAAGAGATTAAAAAGAAGTATGGTGTTCGTGCAGTCAGACCATTAGCTCCAAAAACAATGCAGCGGATTGCGCGAGGCATTCAGAAATTTGTTGTTGATAACGCTGATCCATTCATTGTTGAAATCGGATATGGCGAATCTAAAAATCAAAAAAGCCCAAGAGCATACAGTGTAGAAAAGCCTTTGCATACTATCGTTGCAAAGGACAAGAATTTCCTAGTAGCTCCGATCTTGACTCAGTATCATTCATATGAAAATGACAGTATTCGTGGTCAGGGTATCAGTGAACCAATAATGACTGTAGATAGCTCAAACAGATACGGACTTGTAACATCTTTCTTGAGCAAATTCTATAAGACTGGCATCGGGCAAGATGAGCGAGAGCCATTGCATACTGTAACAACGTCAGCTGGTCATTTTGGGGAAGTCAGAGCCTTCCTGATTAAATATTATGGCAGCAATGATGGTCAGAATATTAAACAGCCCCTAGACACTGTAACAACACACGATAGATTTGGACTTGTCACAATCAAAGGTGTAGATTACCAAATCGTAGACATAGGACTTCGAATGTTAGAACCGCGTGAGTTATATGGATGTCAGGGATTCCCCGATGATTATATCATTGACCATGATTACTCTGGCAAATCATATCCTCGGTCAGAGCAAGTTAAAAGGTGTGGAAATGCGGTGTGTCCACCGATTCCTGCAGCACTGGTAAGAGCAAATCTTCCAGAGATATGTTTGCGGAAGAGAATGCCAAATATGAAGGTTAGAGAAGAAGAAACTGGACAGCTCAAATTCGCATAAGGAGATAGCATGACAAATAGAGAAAAGTATTCAGAAGAAATAATGGAAATTCTATTCAAAACAGGAATACATCCGGCTCTGATAAATGAGCAAATAGTCGAGTGCCACAAAGAATGCAGACATTGTAAATTCGCTCATACAAAATATTCTTGTGACGAAGCATTTACGCATTGGGCTGAAAGTCCTTGCGAGCCAGGAAAGATTGATTGGAATAAAGTTCCTATAGATACTAAAATTTTAGTAAGAGATTCTATGAATGGTCACTGGATCAAAGCTCACTTTGCCGCAGCACAAGGCAATCTTGTAACTGTTTTTAGTTTGGGTAGAAGCAGTTGGACAGCAATGGATGCAAATACTTTTTCTACATATCGTTTTGCTGACATTCCGGATCAAGAAGAAAGGGGAAAATATTTAAAAGATGAATAAGTACAATGAACACGTCAAGGAATCTATTGATTATTTTAATCATGAATTGGAATGCATGAAGCACCGAGTTTGTAACTGTGATATGCAGACAAGTTTGAGAGTTGGAAGGGAAAAAACTGCTTACGAAGCAGCAATAGAATGCTTAAAAAAGCAGTTTCCGCAGCCACCAATTAAAGTAATTCACAAGTCTGTCTCCAATGAAAACAGAGGTGATCAACCACACACATGGAGAGAAAGCGAGTGCGAGGAGTGGGAATGCCCGTGCTGTGGAAAGACAGTATGGAGTGGCATAAGTATTGCAAGGAAATCACCATATTGCTCAGATTGTGGGCAGAAGATTGACTGGGAGGACATTGAGAATGGGAAAATCAATTGAATACATCAAGCAGAGACTACCTGATTGCAAATTTGATTCAATGTATGAGATGGATATATATGAAATAATTAAAAAAGATAGTGGCAATAAAATCTATGAATTAAAGACAAAAAGCGGAAACCTCATTAGTGAAGTGTACTATGACGATGATGCTGATTTTAACTACTACACAATGAGTAGCAGCATTAACGACGGCACATTGTTATTTATGTACGATGTAGCAAGTGATGTGCTTCTAAGTGTACTCAACTGTAAAACATACAATACAAAAGTACTAAAAGAAGCTCCAGAAAATGAGGATTATTTTGATTCACACCATTTCAAGTATACCATCGGAAACATTGTATGCTGCTCAGAATATGGTGACGAGTTTTCTTCCGAAGAAAAACCTTGGATGAAATCGAGATTTACAGCTTTTTTACCAATCAAATTTGAAGTTGTTGAATCAACTGCTGCTTTGTAAAAACGAAAGGAATGATAATATGTATTACATGGATGATGAAGATTATTTCGAGTCGAGCGAGTTTGACGAGAAAATCGAAGAACTTAAAAACGAGCTTCGAGAATCTGTAAAAAAGGAAGTTAAGGACGAACTTGAAAAGCTGCGCGAGGAAAACAAAAAATTACAGGGCATCAAGGAGAATTTTGAATCCATAAAGAATGATTATGAGAGAAAAAAAGCAGAGTGCAAAAGCGCAATGAAAAAGGCTGGAGCCAAAGCTGGACGAGCTAGGCTGAAAAAGTTAATGGAACAATTTAAGACTGTTATGTGGTCAGCAAATTGGAGCTACAAGTACAAAAAGAAATGTGACAAGTGCGATAAGTATAGAAAAGTCAAAGTGACATTACCATCTGGAAACGTGGTAGACGATGATTGCAAATGTGCAAAACGTAAGAAAACATATCAGCCGAAAGAAAATCTGCTATATATGCTTAGTGATACTAGTGGAGAGATTACGGGCTGGTACAAAGAAGTTGCAGATGGGTATTTCGACACAGTTGGTCGCAGTGCATATGCAATAGTGGATCACAACAAAGATTTCAAAGAATTAGAAGAAAGCTTGTGGCATACATTCTTCACAACAGAAGAAGAATGTCAGGAGTTCTGCGACTACATGAACAGAAAAGAAGAAAATTCTGGATATGATTACGACTTGGCAGGAAAACTAATTAAGGCTAGAGAGGTGTAAAAATATGGTTAAAACAATTTTTGATAATCCGTCAGGCATCTTAGCATTGATACGCAATTGTGTATTTATAAAAGATGGTGAAGTATGGTACAGGGATTTTGAACGCGAAATTCCACTTATGGAGCTTGCACGGAATCTTAACAAAGCATACGGCGATTCTGAGGCATCAACGATGAATGATGAAGCATTTAGTGACAAAATGTATGACGATTCGCAATTTAAGCTTGAGGAAGATATTGATAGTTTTATTGCCACTTTTTACATGGCACTTATTGGAATGGCAGAAAACCGAGAACGCTTAAAGATATACGAAACAACAGGATTGCCAACAACGGCGTATCCAGAAGTACTACAGGAATGTATTGATACTTACGGAGCAGATAAACAAATCGACCAGACGATTGAAGAAATGAGTGAGCTGACAAAAGCACTACTTAAACATCGTCGCAAAGCAATTCAGTTGGAGGGTGGAAATGTAAATCCAACGCCCGACACAGACCTAGCAAAAGCCAGAGCAGATATTCTCGAAGAAACCGCTGACGTTATTATAATGTTAACTCAAATCATTATGATTTTTGGCGGTAGAGATTTTGTTGAAAGAATAATAGAATCAAAGGTTGACCGCCAGAAAAAGCGCTTAAGAAAGGAGACAGATGGTCAGGATTGTTGAAGCCAAAAACGCAATAACTTGTTCTGAGTGCGGTAGAAATTTGAGCTTTAAGGAAGATGATGTGTTTTTTAACAAAATATTCTCCTGTAGACACAGAAATTACTACAACAAATGTGTAATGTGCCCTTATTGCAAAAATAAAGTTGTTGTTTCAGGTGACGATGTATTTGTTGAATCAACAGATGCCCTAATTACAAGTATAGAAGGAAAGGAATAACGAATGCCCGGTAAACCGGGTTGATGCGCAGTGATCTGTGGTGGCGTATCAGAAAATTTAAACACCGTGGCTGAAAAGGTGTGCAGTGGAAACGCTGCACACGCAATTGATAGCAAACGAATTATGATCCACGATACATGCATTTGTAGCGTGGTGTTATGCAAAAATACAAAGTGTGCTGGTTATCAGCAGGAATCTCTAGTTTTGTTGCTGGATATTTGGAAAAGGATGTTGACGAATGGATATATATAGATATCGCTGATCAGCACCCAGACAGCCTGAGATTTATACATGATGCAGAAAAAATCATCGGAAAGAAAGTAACAATTTTAAAATCTTCCGAGTTTAATTGTGTGGAAGATGTGGTAAGAAAAGTCAGGTTTATAAATTCTAAGCACGGAGCACCTTGTACAGGAATGTTAAAGAAAGCAGTTCGCAAAAAGTGGGAAAATGAGCACTTACAATACCAATTAACGTATGTATGGGGAATGGACTCAAACGAGAAACATAGAGCTAGGCAAATGGTACAAAATTTCCCTGAATTTAAGCATAAATTTCCGCTTATTAGAGAGAAAATGTCCAAGCAAGATTGCCATGCTTTTGCTGATCGTTTGGGTATAAAGCGCCCTGTAATGTACGATATGGGCTACAACAATAATAACTGTATTGGCTGTGTAAAAGGCGGCATGGGCTATTGGAACAAGATCAGAAAAGACTTTCCAGAGGTGTTCGCAGCGCGTGCGAAGCTTGAACGGGACATCGGACACAGTTGCATCAATGGTGTATTCCTTGACGAATTAGACCCAAACAGAGGAAGAATGAGTGAAGAAATAATGCAGGATTGCGGAATTATGTGCTATCTGGCATTTGACGAATCAGAAAGGAATGGAGAAAATGACAAAGAAAGAATTGATAGCAAAAGTCAAAAGCAAGCCGTATGAAGAAAACGTAATAAATACGATTAAAGCATTGCACGGACTAGGCTATGAAGAAGCAGCAAGAACCATGCAGGAATTATACGATGACACAAAGGCGCTTACTGTTACTGTAAAGGCATCTGGAAAGTACTCAGATGATCCAGAACTTGATGAGGCATTAAGTGACTATGCTTCTATGAGAACAAAGATAAAGAAACCACTGACTTCAAAAGCTCTTGAAAGAGCAATGATTAAGCTTGAATCCCTATCTCACGGAGACAAGAATTTAAAGATTCAGTTGCTTAATCAGTCCACTGATAACTGTTGGATAGGCATTTTTCCATTAAGAGCAGAAAAAGCATTTGAAAGAAAGCTACAAAATCCACAGCGCTCACAGTTCGATGCCATTTTAGGCAGCATATCCAATGACTGAGAATGACGCAAAAAAAATAATGCTAGTGATGACTGTAGCATATCCAAATTATAAAGTCGCAGATATTGATGCTACTGCTCAAATCTGGGCTAGGCTGCTATCAGACTACACATATTCACAGGTTGATGCAGCACTGAGAGCCTATATTCTCACAGAGAGCAAAGGATTCGCTCCGACAATAGGGCAAATTGTTGAAAAAATAGCATTATTAAACCAACCAGAAATTCCAACAGGTTTGGAAGCATGGGCTATGGTTCGCACTGCTGCTTCCAATAGTACATATCATGCAGAAGAGGAATTTGAAAAACTGCCATCATGCGTTCAAAGAGCCGTTGGAAGCCCTGGCAACTTAGAAAAATGGGCCAAAACAGAACAAACAGATCTCGAAACGGTAGTCCAGAGTAACTTTTTAAGAACTTATGCAACAGTTTTGACGAAGCAAAAAGAAATTCAAAAAATTCAAGGAATCAGCTCAACTGGCAAGCAGCCTTGCTTGCCAGAGTTTGAAATAAGTATATAGGAAGGAGTATGCAGATGACACGAGCACAAAGGAGACGGGCTGAAAGAGAAGCAAAAAAAGGAAACAACGCCGTAGAACAGCGAATCACAGGTGCAGAAGAAAGCATAAGAATTGCTTTGTTAAAAGAAAATATTGCACGAGACGTTGATCGCAAGCTTTATGACAAATACTACCAAAAGGCAAATAAAGACGCTGTGGACAACATATACAGCATCATATTAACATCATTTGGACTTGCTTTGGCAGATACTTGTCCTAATTGGAAGGCTGAGGCAATTGCAAAACGAATCCAGAAGACAATGGACTATGTTGACAAATTCTCAAAGGAATACGACGGAGACATTGAACGTTTTATGAAAGAACTCGAAGATAGAACCGGATTCTCGTTTGAGATAGATTCTATAAGCGGAAAGGATGAATAGTATGGATTTTTTAATTGGTTTAATAGCAGGGCTATTATTTGGCGGAATTACTGGTGTGCTTGCAGTTGCTTTGTGTGCTGCATCAAGCGCAAATGAAACCGATGACGAAAGAAAGAGGGAAAACGATGAGAATTAAGCATTTGAAGTTAGATAATTTTTGCAGTTTTTACAACGGAAAAGCTATAGACACAGATTTATACAATAAGACAGAGGTATCTGGATGTAATGAATCTGGAAAAAGCACAGTTAAGAGGGCTATTTTTTGGGTACTTAATTGTAGGGGTGAGAACGGTGAAGAAATCACTGGAATCAGGCCACACAATAAATCAGGTAACGAGATTAACGATATTGAGGTTACAGCCGAGATGACCGTAGAACTTAACGGTTCCAACAAGACGTTTAAGAAGGTTTCTCGCCAGAACTATGATAAAAGGGGCAACTTCACAGGTAATGTTATTGACTATTATATCAATGACATTCCTAAAAAGAAGTGTGACTATGAAGATTTTATCGCAGAAGAATTGGTTCCTGTGAGCGCACTTTCGAACTTAATCAATGCTAAAACGCTCTTATCAAAGAGTGCCGCCGACTGCAGATCAATCTTGGAATCCACCTTTGGAACGTGTTCCAATGCAGAGGTTTGTGAACGTTTTCCGGAGTTCTCTCCTCTTCTCCCATTGTTGGATGATGGCAGTGTCGACGAATTAAAATCAAAATTCAACACTATGCTGAATGGCAGACGTGGAAGAAATGGAACTAAAGGCTTGCTTGATATTCGCAAAGAGTTTCCGAGCCGCATTGATGAGGTAGAAAAGCAGAAAATTGTTATTGATGAAGCCTTGGTAAACAGTCAGATTGTAGACATTGAAAGCAGACTGAAAGATAACCAGAGTAAACAAGCTGATGTGCAGAAGGCATTTGATGAGCAGCGCACAATTCAGGCACAAATTTATAAGTTGAAGCAGGAGCAATTAAAGGCCACTGATGACGCTAGTGCCGAAAATAGGAAAAGAATTGCCGATTTAGATGCTCAGATTATGGCAGCAAAGGAAGAACTTTTCCTATCCAATAACAATTTAAACGCCAAGGAACATGAATTGTACCAGATTGACTCCGAGATTCGGGATCTTGAAACTAAGCGTTTGAAGCTTTCAAGTGACTGGAAAAGCAATAAAGATATGCAATTTGATGAAAATTTGCTGATTTGCCCGTATTGCAAGCGTGAATACCCATCTGATCAGCAGGATGAAATGCGAAAGCATTTTGAAGAATCAAAGGAAGAAAAGTTGCAGGAAATCACAGACGATGGAATGAAATGTAAAGAAGCTATTGATGTTTTGCGTGAAAAGTTCAATGCTGCAGATGCAGAGCTTTCTGCCCTTCGTGAAGAATCCAATAAAAAGTCAAGAGTTGTCGATGATTTAGTTGCGCAGAAAAAAGCTATATCCACTGTACCTCCAGCAGAACCAGACGAGGCAGCAAAAACCAGATCTGCAGAAATCGTAAAGCTTGAAAGCCAGTTAGAAGCAAATACTGCAAATGCAACGTTTGCACAGCTCAAGGCAGAAGAAAATAATCTTCAGCATCAGCTATCTGGCTTAAAAGCAGAGCTTGCAAAAACCGAAATCAATGTCAAGATTGACACAAGAGTTGCAGAGCTTAACATCGAGCGCCGAAAGAATGAGCAGCTAATTGCAGATACGCAGGCACAACTCGACTTGCTTAAACGCTTCAACATTCGTAAGCACGAGCTTTTAGAAAGCAAGGTAAACGAGTATTTAGAGTACTGCCAGGTGAAATTTTTCAGACAGCTTGTGAATGGTGATCTGGAAGAAGTATGTGATTTCTGCGTAAACGGTGAACCATACGCTAGAAACCTTAATCACGGTGCAAAAATCTTAATCGAGACAGATGTTTGCAAGGCTTTTCAGAAGAAATACGCTACTACCCTTCCTATCATCGTAGATGACTCTGAATCTGTTGATAATTGGAAGATACCGGATATGGATAGGCAGCTTATTATTCTTAAAAGAACTGATTCTAAAGAGCTAACAATCAAGGAGTCATGATGTAATCCGTGAAATTACACAAACTTACCCAGTCTAAGCTTGATGATTACAAACTTAGAAGTAATTTCACGGACGATGAAGAGATAACATTTGATATGTTATCTAAAGGCAAATCTATCAGCGAAATAGCAACCCGGTTATCTGTGTCGACTAGGACGGTTGATCGCAGGATTGCCGATATAAAATCAAAAATCAACCAACTATAAATAGTCCCCTGGTATTTATGATGCTAGGGGACTATTACAACATTTTTTAACATTATTTTACTGTAAAGAAACGTCACATGTATAACCTTAAAGATATTTTTTATAACTTTTTAGTTCTAACTATTGACTTTTTAGTTCTAACAATGTATCCTATAACTGAGAAAGGAAAAAAACATTATTTTACTGTAAAGAAATGTCAAATTAGGTTAAGAATTGTAAAATAATGTAATCACAAAGGAGGTTTCACTATGAAAGTAATATGTATTGCAAACCAAAAAGGTGGCATTGCAAAGACCACAACAGCCACTACACTTGCTTCAATTTTAATGTCACAAGGTAAGAAGGTCTTGCTTGTTGACGCTGATCCGCAGGGCAACAGTACGGACACTTATAGAGCAGTGTCCAAAGATACAGCAACTCTATACGATGTCATTTTAGACATCGAAGACCCACTTCCAATTGCGGAAGCTATTCAAAAAACAGAAATAGGTGACATAGTTGCGTCCGATCCAGAGCTGAAAACAGCAGATCAAAGATTCCCAAGCGATGGGAACGAATATTTTAGATTGAAGGATGCTCTTTCTGAATTAACCGGTTATGACTATGTTATTATTGATACAGCTCCGGCAGATAATAAGCTGCTCAAAAACTGTTTGATTGCTTCTGACAAGGTCATCATTCCTGTCACTGCAGACCGCTATGCCATTCAAGGTCTGTCAGAGTTGAATAGAACCATCACAGGTGTAAAGAAAAGAAATAATCCTAACCTAGAGGTTGCAGGACTCTTGCTGGTGAAATATAAGAGTCGCCAGCTCCTCGCCCAGGAAGTTAAAGCTTCTTTGGAAGAGATTGCCAAGCAGCTCAACACAAAGGTTTTCTGCACAACTATTCGTGAAAGCATTGCCGTACAAAAGGCACAGGCAACTAGAACAACCCTCATGAATTTCGAACCGAAGTGCAACGCTGCCATTGACTATGTGCAGTTCGCAGAAGAACTAATTAAGGAGTAATTTGAGATGAGAAAGAAAGATAACACCACTACTACTTCTTTTGATGTGACAGCTGGCATTGATTTTACAGATACTAGTGGAACTGAAATTCCAAGCATCCAGCCGGTGGAAAAAAAATCAGTATTTGTCTCCGCTCCAGTTGATCCCAACAGAGTGTATACGCCTGGATATAATCCAACTCCGAAGATTGGTCCAAATGGTGGATATGTAGGACGCAGAGAAGTCTCTGCAGCTGAGCGCAAGATTCAGTTCAGTGTATCATGTACTGAATCACAAAAGGCAGCCTTTTCAGAAGCCGCTCGTAAGTCAGGCCGCACCCTAGCAGGATTTGCTTGCTTCGCCATTGAGGAATACATGCGGACACATAGTCTATAATTTTTTTACATTATTTGACATTTAAAAAATGTTTAATAAGGTAAAGAACTAGTTGGCCGTGAAAAAAAATCAACTCAGCAAGGCAAATGAAAAATGCTGTACTACCGGCAAAACGGGTGGTACAAGGCAAAACAAATTTTATGCTGACCTAGCGGCGAGACGGGGAGAAATGAGGTTTATTATGAGAGAAGATGCTTTTACTGTAAATGTGTTTGAGGAGTACCGAGATCATGACGAATACACCAAAACTTGCGACGAGATAATCGCCGTAAGCAAGGCTGCAGAAACGGAGTCCGAGGTTATAGCGGCTCTCGAAAGTGTCAATGTTTTTTTCGATGGGTGGGGTCTCTGCTACGACTATCTATCAAAGAAACTCACGACAGACGCTTGCCGTAAGGCATATATGGAAAGCATAAATAAGAACCTGCCACGAAGGGATTTCCGAATGGATAGAGAAAAGTACCTTCAGAAGGCAGGTTTCGCCTGCTGGTTGTGATTGTGACCGAAAGATTATAAAAATCTCAGCAAGGCAAATAAAAAATGTGTCTAACGGGGCGTAGAAAGAGAACTATTAAGGAAGGAGGTATTTTGTGGAACAAGTAAACTTGATACCGTTTTACGCTTGCGCTATCGCGTTTGCACGCCATATACGATTAGATTTAGAAAACGAATATGGCAAGAATGCTGTAGCTTATTATAACGCTGCAAAGCAGAGCGAATATTACAACACTTTATTTTCGGAAGAACTGTCTCTACAAACAGAAGAAGCTTATAAAAAAGCACTCGGAATCGTCGAATATAGCTACACAGAAGATGAACAAGCACAGACTTCTTTGGACATTCTTTTTAAAAAGGGATACAGAAAGCTATACAACATTTTTAAAAGGCTTCCAAAAGACGAACCGCTTCATTTTGATAGTGCAATCGGAGAAATCATTTATGTAAAGCTTGCAAAGTCGGATCATGTTTCAGACGATAATTTTAATGGTAATTTATTTGCAGGCTATTACTTTTCAGATATGTGGCCACAAGAGTTAATACAAGAACGCAAAAAATGCGATGAATTACTTTACTTTATTGCAAACTACGGATATGATCCAGAACGCAGAATACAAAAGGGATTAAAGAAATATGACTGTGCCTTCCAAGAAAGAGCAAAATCATACATCAGTCAGCTTCCAAAAGATTTATTTAAGCAGATCCAGTTAGCGCCAAAAAATGACAAATTTGGATACACTACAGTGTTTGATATTGAATCACTTTCAAGTGTTTCTATTTTTTCTGAATTACAGTTCGCACGTGAAGATCTGGAAGCACTAGCAATTGCTTATATGCACGGGAAAAGAGGAGGAATACGTGAGGATTTCCTGACTTATGCAAAATATACGAGCTATATATTAGCTATGTGTAAGGCATACAAACAGTCTAAGGAATACTACTTCCAACACAATCGTGAAGATGTATATGTCGAAGTAGAGAGTATTAAAAATGAATTGCTTCAAGCCAAATCTGCATTATCTGAATTTCAAGAACGCAGGATATCTGAACAAAAAGCTTGTACTGAGCAGGTTCAGCGCTTATCTGATGAGATAAATCTACTCAAGCAGAAGAATGATGCGCTAAAATCCGAACTGCAAAAGGTAGAGAGTGAACGTAGGGAGCTTTATGCTTTGCGAGAGCATATATTTTCACTGGAAAACGATTCAGAAACCGAAAATACAAATGAGCTATCTAAGGAGCAAATTCAGCAATTAAAAAACATTAGTGGCACAATTGTTGGAGGGCATCCAAGCTTGATAAAGAAGCTCAAAACTTATCTTCCGAATTGGCAATATATCAGTGCAGGAGATGTCAGCACTGTGCGCAACGCTGCATTAAAAAAATCTGACTTTGTATTCTTTGTAACTGCCCACTTGAGCCACAAGCTGTATTACGCCATGATTGCAAAGGCCCAAGATTGGAATGCAAAAATTGGATATTTGAGCCGTATGAATATAGATTATGCATTGCAAGAAATATATATATTAGTAAATAGCAGTATTTAAACTTATTTGACATTATTTGAATGTAAAGAACTGTTAAATAAAGTAAAGAACTGTAGAAAGAAGGATATATATGAAGAAAAAATTTAATTTGCTTGATGAAAATTGGGTGCGTGTATTGCTTCCAGATTATACTATTAAAGAAGTTTCACTTAAAGAAGTTTTCACCCACAGTCATGAATACATGGATTTGGCAGGTGAAACAGATACTCAAAATGTCGCAATGATACGGCTGCTTCTTGCAATTGCTCATTCTGGATTTGCAAGATTCGACTCAAACGGTGATGAGATTCCGCTTTTGAACAGGGATGAAGCAATCAGCCGTTGGAAAAGCTATTGGAATCTCGGTCATTTCCCAGAAGCGTTTTTAAAATATTTAGAGGAATACAGAGAACGTTTCTGGCTTTTTCATCCTGATGCTCCATTCTATCAGGCAAACGAAGCTAAAAAAGGAACTGCTTTTGGTGCTGCAAAGTTAAACGGAGAAATTTCTGAAAGCAACAACAAGGTACGAATTTTTGCAACAAGAAGTGGAGAAGCAAAAATGCAACTAACATATGCAGAAGCGGCTAGATGGCTTCTTTTTATCAACGGGTATGACGATGTTTCTGTAAAGCCAAGTAGGGCAGGTTTGCCTTCAATCAGTATTGGATGGTTGGGGCAAAATACTATTGTTTACGCAATCGGGCGAAATCTTTTTGAAACACTTATGATGAACCTAGTTCCTTTACAGAATGGTAATGGAGAATTGTGGCCTAAGCCTTGCCCGATATGGGAATGCTTGCCGCGATCCGATGAGCGCAAAAAGATTGATCCACCTTCTACCCCAGCGGAATTATTCACGCACCAATCGCGCAGGATATTTCTCAAGCGTGAAAATGGGGTCATAACCGGATTTAATGCATTGGGTGGGGAGTTTTTTGATAAAGAACGCGTTGTAGCTGAAACCATGGCACTTTACATTTTAAATAGTAACAGTGCTAAACCACTTCGCCTATTTAACGATGTTCCATTGTGGCAACTACTCGACAAGATACTTTACAACAATCAAGATACTGTTACATGGTTGCGCTTAATCGGAATTAGCAGCGCAGGCTTTCAAACTTGTGGAATGATGTATGACTCCAAGGCGATGAAATTTGTTGATGAATGTTCAAAAAGATTTACAGCAAATCTCGATCCTAACTTTGCAGATTACATATCTGTTGGCATTGAGCTGTGCCGTTATATCACAAATGAAATTGGCGTATTGTCATACAACATTCAGTTGGCTAGTGGCAAGCAAAATCCAACTGAACTTAAAAAATATGAGTTTTCTAGTGACCTGGATTTGATTTGGGCCAGATTTCTTTCGTCAAATGCCGCCGAATTTAAAATTTTCCAAAAACTAGTTAAGCGGTCTGCATTGAGCTTTTCCAAATCTTTAATTGATAATGCATCCCCAACATCATTTAGAGGTCGAATAGTTACGGTGAATGGCACAGAAAAGTATTATTGCACACCAAAGGCTTATAATTCTTTTTTGTATTATCTCAACCGATTGATTCCAGAGGAATCCAATAGTCTTGAAACTATAGAAGAACATTTAAGCTCTTACAAGGCAGATCTTAAACCAAAGGAGAATACAATATGTAATCAAATCTATTGACAATAATGCTTTAATGTGTTTAAATATCCTCAAAGGAGGCATTATGAATACATCAAACATTACAAATTACAAACCAAAGGAATTTGCAGAGCTGTTGGGTGTTTCTGTTAAGACCTTACAGCGGTGGGATCGAGAAGGAACACTTACAGCAAATCGTACACCAACCAATAGGCGTTATTATACTTACAAACAGTATCTTGAATTTAAAGGGATAACAGAAGATGATGCACGCAAAGTTGTTCTTTATGCCAGAGTGTCTACAAAAAATCAAAAGGATGATTTACAAAACCAAACCGCATTTTTACGTCAGTTTTGCAATGCAAGAGGCATGATTGTAGATCAATGCATAGAAGAATATGGAAGTGGTCTGAATTACAACCGCAAGAAATGGAATGAATTATTGGATGAGGTGATGGAACAAAAAATCAAAACAATTGTGATAACGCATAGAGACCGTTTTGTTCGCTTTGGATATGATTGGTTTGAAAAATTCTGTGCGAAATTTAATGCAACAATTGTGGTAGTAAATAATGAATCATTATCACCGCAAGAGGAGCTTGTACAGGATATCGTTTCCATTCTTCATGTGTTTTCTTGTAGATTGTATGGACTTCGTAAGTATAAAAAACAAATAGAAGGAGATGAGGGACTTGCTAAAGAGCTTCAAGACGGAAATCAATCCTACACCGGAGCAGATAACGAAGATCAATAAGACAATTGGAACCTGTCGGTATCTATACAATTTTTATCTTTCTTATAACTTAAAACGTTATGAGCAGGGAGAAAAATTCATGAGTGGAAAGTCCTTTAGCGTATGGCTGAATAATGAATATCTGCCGACACATCCTGAATATTCATGGATAAAGGAAGTCAGTTCAAAGGCAGCAAAACATGCAGTTGAATGCGGATGCACAGCATTTACAAGATTTTTTAAACATCAGAGTGGATTCCCTAAATTCAAAAAGAAAGATATCTCAGATGTAAAGATGTATTTTGTAAAGAATAATCCTAAAGACTGCTATTGTGAGCGTCACCGAATTAACATTCCTACCATTGGCTGGGTGAGACTAAAGGAAAAGGGATATCTGCCAACGACGAAAGATGGCTGGCGGATTCGAAGCGGAGCCGTTTCGAAAAAAGCGGGTCGATACTATGTATCCGTTTTAGTGGATGTTCCATATTCGCAGGTCAAATCGAAGGAAGATCAAACAGAAGGAATCGGAATTGATCTTGGACTAAAAGAATTTGCGGTTCTTTCAAATGGTAAAATTTATAAAAATATCAATAAAACAAGCCGAATCAAAAAGCTTGAAAAACAGTTGAGACGGGCGCAACGCTGTCTGTCACGTAAATATGAGAATTTAAAGAAAATGAAGAAAGGAGAGTCTGCTCAAAGAGCAAATATACAAAAACAAAAGCTTAGGGTACAAAAACTTCATCAAAGAATCAATCAGATTCGAACCGATTACATCAATAAAACAATCGCATAGATGGTGAAAACCAAACCATCACATATAACGATTGAAGATCTGAATGTAAAAGGAATGATGAAAAATCGACATCTTTCAAAGGCAGTGGCATCAGAGAAATTTTATGAGTTTCGAGAAAAGCTCATGATGAAATGCCACGAAGAAGGAATTGAGTTAAGAGTAGTAAGCAGATGGTATCCGTCTTCAAGAAAATGTCACAGTTGCGGATGCATCAAAAAAGATTTAAAGCTTTCAGATCGAATTTACAGATGCAGTTGTGGCTATGTAGAAGATCGTGATCGAAATGCGGCACTTAATTTGAAAGATGCAGAAACTTACGAAATTGCATAATTGAACGCAACCGTAAGTATGTACCCAGGGCTATCTGGGGAATTAACGACTGTGGAGTGTACAAGAACTTGTGAGTAGACAGAACTTCGGTTCGTCAAAAGCATACACGATGAAGCAGTAAGTAGTGTTTGTGAGAACCTACAATTCTCAATATGAGTATATTTGCACATATTTTGAGTAGCAGGAAGGTGAGTAAATGGAAAGCAAAAACACATTTTCGAACATTGTAAAAACGATAATGTTTAAGAAAGAGATGGACGGAGTTCAGCTTGCAAAACTGTTAGGATGTTCTCAATCTAACGTGTCCAAAAAGCTTAGATTAAATAATTTTAGAGAAAGTGATATACGCCAGATATCTGAAGCATTAGGATATGACGTTTCTATCAAACTCACATCAAAGGACACAGGAGAGGAATTGCAGATGTTGTAATAGTGTATTTTACATTTCTTTACATTATTTAACTTTATTTGACAATAATTGACATTTATTTACAGTAAAATATTCTTTAAAAGAGTTGTCAGTTTATCTGGCAGCTCTTTTTGTCGTTAACATGTCGTATCCCTGTCGTTTTTACATCTTATTTTTATGGCACAATACAGTCAGAATAAGAGGAAGGAAGGTGTGAATGATGTTTCCTGAATCATTTTTAACTAAAATATTTGAAAGACCAGATGTATGTATGATTCCAATGCAGTATCAATCAGCAATGATTCAGGCTATTGGAGAGGTTCTTGACGAGGAAGGAGTGATAATCGACGATGCCGATACCAAATCAGATGTATCAACCGTACAACCAACAGACAATGTATGGCCAATATAATAGTTATTACCCGTATCAATATCAGCAGCCGCGTTATGATCTGCAGCAAAACCAACCGCTTTTTAATCAACAGCAAAGCATTCAGCCACAGCAGCAGGCTGGATTGAACGGAAAGGTCGTGCAAGCTGTCGAACAAATTACTGCGAACGATGTACCTATGGACGGCTCAGTTGCCGTATTCCCAAAGCAAGACATGTCAGAGATCTATGCAAAATCGTGGAATGCAGACGGAACCATTAGAACGATTGTATATAAGCCGTACACAGCTTCACAGCCAGATGTGGCGAATAGTTCAGCCGACATGTCCAAAATGAAAATGGGGCTATCTGACGAGGCTACAGAGGCATTTATGGCAAGATTTGATAGTCTTGAAAAGAAGTTTGATGAACTGATGCCTAAGATAGCGCCTAAAAGGTCCGGAGGCTTAAAGAAGGAGGCAAATGAGAATGAATAATCCATTTCAGCTATTTCAAGCCATGAGGAATCCACAACAATTTTTGCAGCAAATGGCCGGAAACAGCCAAGCCATGAGCAATCCTATTTTAAAAAATGCTATGGATATGGCAAACAAAGGCGATACAAAGGGTGTAGAACAATTAGCACGCAACCTTTGTAAAGAAAAAGGGATAAATGTTGATGATGCTGTTCGCCAGATAAAAAGTCAATTGGGAATAAAATAATGGGTGAAATTTTATCACCCATTAGAAAAACTACTTATACACTTTTTCTGTAAAAGCTCTTTCAACAGTCCAACCTTTTCGGAGGCGATTATGAAGAACATCCCAACTTATTCCGAGCAAATCAGACCATTCTTTTAGAGTTTTGGTTTCTCCGTTATACTCTATATTCAAATTATTTGATTTGTTTATAGCTTGTTCTCCAAAAGTTGCCCAACGACAATTATTTGGCTCATAGTTACCATTATTGTCAATTCGATCAAGTGTGTAGTTCTCAGGACGTCCACCAATAGATTCGGACCATTCTACAAATTTCCAAAAGTCATGCCATTCTTCGCACACGGTTATTCCTCGTTTGCCATATTGGTAATACTTTGGATGGTTTGGGCTTTCACAACGTCCGATCATGTTTTTCCATAGCCCATATAGTGGATTTTTAGTTCTTCCATCAATATATGCCGGACTATTTTTTAGCAAACAACCGCAACTTTTCACTTTGTGATTTTTAAACAGGTAAGGCAATACCCTAACTTTATTTCCACAATCACATAAGCACTCAATATACTGCCTTTTATCAGATGGCCTTCTTTCTGAAAGACCTATTGCTGTAAGCATATTAGATCTTTGACCTATATAATTATCTATGCTGATCTTAGGCTTCCTTGAGTAAGAACAGGACCCACAAGATTTCTGATGGCCCTTAATAACTCTGTCAGGAGCAAAGGAGATAATTCTTCCACAATCACACTTGAAATCAAACCCATTTGGGATATCTGAATTTTTTGATTGTGAAATTACAGTAAGATGGCCATATTTTTTCCCTTTATAATCGGAAATGTGATACTTGAGCATAAAAACAACACCTTGCCTTTCGTGTTTTTAATCGCCTACCAATAAACGTGCAGAAGTCACTAGGCATTGTGATTTTCGGGTCGCGATTCCCTATCTGCACAAAGATATTATAACACAAAAATATTAAAAATGATACTAATTCTTGCAAGATTATGTATATAAAAAATTATTACGGAGGTAAATAGTATGTTTAACTCAGGAAACTGTAGTGTACCATTAGTGGCTAGCATTGATGGTAACGGCAATAACAACGGCGGCTGGGGCAACGACGGCTGGGGGCTTATTTGGATCGTTTTGATCTTCGCCATTTTCGGCTGGGGTAATGGCTTCGGTGGCTGGGGCAACAACGGTGGCGGAATGGGTTCTACCGCAGCAGCCTACACAGATAGTGCAATTCAGCGCGGCTTTGATAATCAAGCAATTGTCGGAAAACTAGACGGAATTACCAATGGTCTTTGTGACGGATTCTACGCGGCCAACAATAGCATGTTAACCGGATTCAATGGGATCAACACAAACATCATGCAGACTGGATATGGCATTCAGCAGGCTATCAACGCTGATACCGTAGCTAATATGCAAAATACAAATGCTCTGCAGGCACAGTTAGCTAACTGCTGCTGCGAGACACGCGAAGCTATTCAGGGTGTAAATTACAATATGGCAACCAACACTTGCGCATTGCAGAACACTATGAACAACAACACCAGAGATATTATTGACAACCAGAATGCAGGTGTGAGAAGCATCCTTGACTACCTTTGCCAGGACAAGATTGCTACCTTGCAGGCTGAGAACAATGATCTTCGCAGAGCTGCTTCACAGGATCGCCAGAGTGCACTGCTCACCACAGCAATGGCTGCGCAGACCAATCAGATTATTGACGCTGTAAGACCTACTCCAGTACCGTCTTTCCCGGCATCTAATCTCTATGGCTATGCTTACGGATGCGGATGCAATAGTGGTTGCAACTGCTGACAAAATTAAATATCGGTATCTTAACCAAAGTGGTTATGTCTGCTAACTAGCGCAGTATTACTATCAGCAAAGGGGCAGACTCAAAATAGAGCCTGTCCCTTATTTTAAGGAGGTATCAAAATGGCAGAATATGTTGCAGTCGCAACACAGGAAGTTGCGGCAAATGAAAATGTAACTTTTACAAACACATCTGTTAAGGGTTCAAACTGCATACAGCACCGTGAAGGCAGTGGAATCATTACTCTTAGAGGTCTTACGAATCAGTGCCAGGCACGTTTTTTTGTAGGCTTCTCTGCAAATATAGCTCTTCCAGCCGGGGGAACTGTGGCTCCTATATCATTAGCAATTGCTATCAGTGGTGAGCCAGTGCTTGCTTCCAAAATGATTTCAACACCAGCTGCAGTATCTCAATTCAGTAATGTGTCCTCAGGCATTTTTATCAGTGTTCCACGTGGCTGCTGTGTAAATATTGCAGTTGAGAATACAAGTGGCGTTGCTATTGAAGTTGCTAACGCAAACCTTATAGTGAATAGAGTTGCTTGATTGGAGGTAGACTATGCATAAATGGGCTAAAGAGATCTTAGAATGTGTCAAAGAAAAAGCCAAAGCTATCGGAATTGATAATTTTGAAGGTCAGAATCTCGATGATTTAAAAGATTGGACCGAAATCGTTAAGAACATTGCTTGCTTTGATAAAGATTATCGCATCGTTGAGGCAATGGATAAGCTGCAAAACGATGATGAAATCATGGAAATGGTTGAGCAATACGGTGATTACCCGTCACGCCGCTATTACGACCGCTACAGATACGCTAACGGCAGATTTGCCCCAAAGGGTAGAGGGACAAGAACCACAGGCAGACGCGGTTATGACGAACCACCTTATTGGCACATGACACCAGAAATGTATTATGAATGGGCTGATATGCCAGAAGAAGAGCGTATGCGTGATCTTGATAGACTCCGCTTTGGGCGCATGTACTACTCTGACCCACGTAGAGGCTCCCAAATGCCGTCAGATGGTAGAAGCGTAGAAGATATGGGAATGAAGTCAGAAAGCCGATATGACCGTGCTAGAAGGTCATACAGTGAGACTAAAGACATGCACAAAGCCAACACTAAAGAAGACAATGACGCAAACATGCGAGGGCTTGAGTCCTTGCTAGCCGTTATCGACGAAGATCTTAAAGAGATCATGCCAGGGCTTTCAGCTTCCGAAAAAACGATGATGAAAACTAAGATGACAAACTGGGTACAGCGTATATAATCAATGGTACAGCCGGGGGCAGATGCTCCCGGTTTTATTTCAATTGCGCACTTGATATAAATGTGCTATAATGGGGGTATCAAATGTTTTTTACAGTAAATAACAACACTTGGCAAGTTTGCTTTGTCAATCCTGGCGATCCGCAGTTGCAGCGCAGTGACGGAACATATACTCTCGGTGTAACCGACAACAATTTAAAGACTGTCTTTATGTGTAATGATCTGTCAAGCCAGATGATTGATAAAGTGCTGTGCCACGAATTAACACATGTTCACGCAATGGAATATGGATACTCTATCCCAATTGAAACAGAGGAAATTGTCGCAGACTTTATAAGCCTTTTTGGCAGGAGTATAGTAACTGTTGCAGATGAACTTATATATCAGCTTTTAGGAAACAATACAATTAGGTACTGTGCATAAAATAAAGATCACAGTACACGCACGACTTTAGGCAATGTGCCAGAAAGGAAGGCAGATGTACACAAAGATTCACACGCAAAAAGACGTTCTCCGTGAGCGATATCTTTATCAATCCGAACTTACTCCACTGGGATTTCCAAAACTGCTTCCAGTACATGCTGCTCTGAGTGGGCTTAATGCAGTATCATTTTGTGAGGCGATGAAAGAAAAAAATCCGAAGAAGGCGCTTTGCCACTTTTTTATTGATGATGCACGGTTCGAGCCATTGTGGAATCAGCCGCAAAAGTATCTTCCAACACTTGAAAATTTTAAATACATCTGCGCTCCTGACTTCTCATTTTATGACTCTATGCCAAAGGTCATGCAGCTACATCAAGTGTACAGAAGCCGCGCCCTGGCATGGTGGCTATTTATGAACGGTTGTAACGTCATCCCAACTGTAGGTTGGGGAAGCACAGAGACGTTTGATTTTTGCTTTGAAGGGTTGCCAGAAGAGAGTACGCTGGCAATCAGTACAAACGGCTGCTTTACCGATCAAGGCAAGGAGTGTTATCGACAGGGCTTCAAGGAAATGTGTTCCCGGCTCCATCCTGCAGAAATTTTAGTCGTTGGCCGCCCCATTGATGTGGACACAGACGTAAAAATCACGTATCGAGAATCATTCGGACAACAGCTTACAAGAAAGTTGAGGGGATGACATGGGCAGTAGAAGTGGAAAGAAGCACGAAATCAGCATAACAACCTATGTCGGCAGTTTGAAGCGCATCAGAACAGAGGAAACTGTTGGAAATATCACAGTCATAAGAACCGAATACAAACAGCAGAAGCAGAAGCAGCGCCGCAAGAAAAGCCGATAAATTTTAACATTATTTTACAGTAAAATAATGTAGAATAATGTAAAGTAATGTAAAATACTGTCAAAAACTGTAAAATAATAGGGATAGATTTGACTCTATCCCTACTTTTTAGCTATACCTTAATATTATATCTTTTATTTTTGCATATACCAGTTAAACGGATACGCAATTTCGTATTTCCGTGCCTTTTCTGCATCTTTATGGTTTTGTATCAAGTTATCAACTGTGTCGTCAATCACAAACCCATCTGCTATTTTTCCAAATTTATAGCCGAGGCATATTTGGATTCTATAATGCTTATCTATTCTTGCTAATGTTTTCCATGCTTTTAACTCTTCGGCAGGCATTTGCGCTAAGTATTCTTCCTCACAATGACACGTAAATTCCACTATCGTCATCATCAAGTTCATTGTACGTTCCATATCTCTTTCTTTTTTCGTTTTTTTATCTTCATCATCGTTAGCAAATTTTTTATCTAATTCTTTTAAAAAATCAGGAATAAGTTCCTCATCTTCTAAATAGATTTTATCGACAGAATCAAAAAAATCTTTGTCTGGAATAGATTCTTCATCTCCTGGATAAACTTTATCAACAAAATCAAAAAACTCTTCAGCTACAATTTTTACGGCCTTTTTGAGAGTCTCATTTTCCGAAGACATATAATTGCTGTACAAATCGCATGTTTTATCCAGTAGCCATCCCCACTCTTCACGCCCCCTTGGCCAATCATTTTTGGTAAGTGGCTTACGCTGCGTTACTGCCTCCATTACTCGTTTCATTTTTTCTTCATTCATTCTTGTTTTTCCTTCCAGTTTTTCAACTGTTCCTTTCTTTTTATTGACTATGCTCTGATATCGTGCACAACTGGTGCTAGATCTTCCAGCCTACTTCCTATTGCTATAGGTGGCAACCATCTGATCACAAGTTTTCTGTTTCCTGCCTTTTCACTCCCTATCCAGAAATGATGCCAGTGCGCACGGCGTACATGCGGAGTCTTTTTGCTTCCTGCGGCAGATAGCAGTGTATCAAGGTTTTGTTCATTTACTTCTGCCTCGTTCTTGTATACATTGATTTCCCTAACGTTCCTTATTTCAGCTCCCACACGGTATCCTGCATCCAATACTTTAGGAATCTCTTTTGCACCAGAACGGGTATATTTCTTTCTTGCTTTCTTGTTTTCTTCATTCTCGACAATATCTACATTCTGTGATAATATAAACAGAATCATTTGTATTGTACTTTGAAATATTTCGCGTTCTTTTCTATATGTTTCTTCAAATTTCTCCGAAAACTCCGGCAGCCCCATTCTTTTATAGTTATCAATTCCAGAGGAAATTGTATGGTCTATGCATTTTTGTAATTTATCAGACGATAAAGTTAAAAAATAGCTCCTTGATTCAATTCTGTTTTCATCATCATTAAAGAAAAGCCTTTCAATCCTTAATTCATATAATTTAAATTCAAAATCATAATTCAAATATGTAAACCTTGATTCGTCACCAATTTGAAGGCATAAACATTTATATGGTAAATGAAGCAACATGTTTACCGGAACTTTTTCTATTCCTTCTGTTTCTTTTAATTCACTATAAAAATCTCCGTCAAACCGATAAATTACTTTTGACAAATCCCACGTTGCTACTGCTGAAATCAATCCTGCAGTGGCATTTCTAAGCCTTTTGAAATACTTCGCATCTGGATCTCCCATGCGTGCTTTTTTGATTTCTAGCAGTATTTTATCATTAGGACAGTACACAATATTTTCGTCCCATTTTGCACCTTGAGCTTTAAAATCCTCAATCGCAGCTTTTGCTTGATCAGCCAAATCAGGTTCAGCCTTTAAGAATCCTTTGTACAACTCTAGTGCCAGGATTCGTTTATTCTCAACTTTCTTCTTTCTCTTCGCCATTGATGACTCCTTTTTTCCCCGTCAATATGCACCATTGCAAAATAACAGTACGTATGCGTGTTTCAAATATTATACAAAAAGTTCTTGACTTTTTCAAGTCATTATGCTATTTTAAAATCGAAGAGGATGCTTCTTCCGGCTTCGGTCGTTATTCACGGGCAGCAAACCGTCTGTGTGGATTGAAATAAAATTATAATTGTACGTGTGAGTACTGAGAAGCGGCAAGTGTTATGCTTGCCGTTTTTTCATTCCACCTGTTTAGACATGCTTCATATCTTCTTATCAAATACTTCCATAGTACAACGCAACTGTCATGCCGCCGAAGATCAGCGCACCGAGTAACAAGTCACCAATGCCTTTTGCTACTGCATCAAGCATTTTTTCATGCTTTTCTTCTTTTTCAATCGTTGTCTTGAATCCTCTTGACTTTTGGCAGAGAATAGCACGCTCTGCACTGCTGCGCATCTTATCAATCTGCAGGTTTGGTTCCCAGATTACCTTCATTTTATCACCTCTTTCCGTGTCACGCAACCTTTTCAATAATAACAACCGCCGACAGTGGCGCTTCATATCTGAAAAAATCGGCTGCATTTTTAAACTGTGAATCCATCACCGGGATATATTCGTCTGGGTAGATGTGAGCTGTAGAAAACTGAATGCAGCCTGGATTTTTTACGGATGCGTGCAATATGCGTTGCTCTGTGTATGCCTTGCCGTCAATTTCGTGCTGCACTTCCCAGTGTGCCACCACACCTGGAGTCTTTACCGCCTCGAATACTCGTGCCCATGACACAAGGGCCACAGCGTCAAGGCTTGCAATCTCTTTCTCAAGCTTCTCCAGCTCATCACCGTGAGCCTTGAAAAGCTGCAGATGCAGCTCTCGCGGCGCGGCGCTGATAGATACCGTCTGTAAAATCATCGTTCGCCCTCGCTTTCTTCTCTCAACAGTTTCACAGCCTCCATCTGTGAGTGTTCGCCATACCACTTAACCGGCTTATGAAATGCCACTGCAAGCGCGGAAATCTCACCAGATGCACGCAAAAATTCACGCACCTTCAAAAAGTTCTGCATATGTTCTTCGTATGTATTCATGTTTTACCTTCCTTCCTTTTGTACAGTATCTATATTATTTTGTAGATATTGTTATTGTCATATAGCCATTTTTTATTATCTCCGTGATGCTTGCCAAATGTGGCAAGTAGTGCATGACGCCGTTTCGTGTAGCTCTCAAATCTTTTACCGGATCACCCCGGCACTACAGGGGTAACGGACCCCCAGACGGTCTTTCCTTTATCCTGTCAGTTTTTACCGTACTTGCCGCAGCTTTCCGCACCGCCTGACCTTTACAGCCTTTAACCTTTTTCGCTGGTTTCCATCTCGTATGCAATCGGTTGTGTTAGCAGATGCATAAGCTGCTAGATGTCCAGACGATTATACAGCTTTCTGGATCTCGTGCCGTTTGCGGACGTTAGCGCCTCCGCATTTGCGGTTGATGTTTTTTCCCTTGTATTTTGACGGCGTCGCTCTTGTCTCAACCTCTTGTCAACCTCGCCGGGGTTTATCGCAGCACCTGCGCCGGGTATAGATCACTTATAACCGCATGGGTAGCCCTCACCGGAGGCGGTCACACCGCCCAAATAGCGTCCCCAGGTCGTGAACCTCGCCGCCTAAAGCGGAGAAACGCAAAACTTAAAATTCCTTAGCGTAGCTTTCAGCATCTGCCAGAGTCCGGCACAACTTGCAAATATTACTGTATTCACCATCTACAAAAATCTGCACACTGTAACCATAACCGCGAAGTCTTGCCGGGTGAGTGTCGCCCAGCAAGACAATTTTTGTTGTGATCATCGCTTTCCTTTCTCTCTTTCAAGCCATTTTCCGGCCAATTCGCCTTCTTGCTCAGTTGCCTTTGTAATTTTTCCATCTGGATATACGCGGAAGGCGTGCCACTTGTAAACCCCTACAAAATATACAACGTCTTCCTCACTCATACAGGCGTAAAAATCCTTGTACATGTCAGCACTGTAAAAATCAGCGTGTTCCTTGCCATAGCTCAGAACCTCGCCTGCAGTCTTTAAAAACTTGCCGTTTCCGGCATAGCACCAGCCGCGGCCGCTGTCCTTCGTCCAGATCTGGACGTTATAGCGGAAACCGTGCGCCATAGCTGGGGCGTTCTCACTTAACTTAATAATGTGTAATGTTGTCATAACTTTTCCCTTTCTTGCCTGCCATCATCAGCGCTGGGAGGCAATCCCCAACGGACGCCCAGCCTTGGGCGTTTCGGCTTAAATCTCTTCTATTTCATCAATGTAAAAATCAACCATATCAACCGCGGCTGTAAAGCGCTGCTGGACAGAAAAGCTAAATCCAAAATCTTTATCATACATGGCCGAAGCGCTTGTAGCTACATAATAAAAGAGGTCTGCCGCCTTGTCTTTATCAAAGGTCCCCTTTCTTGTTTTTTTTCTGAGGTTTTCGATACTCGGCTTAATCTGGCGATCATACAAAACGCCTGAGTTAGTAGCATATAAAAACAGCTCTCTTGCTTCATCGGATGCCTTATAAATCATATTTTTTGCTCTCTTCATATTTTTTTACTTCCTTTCTGCGTTTGTTGTTTTCCTTGTTTCTGACTGTATTATATAACAACGTACGTGTACATTCAATAGTAATTCTGTATAAATGTACGTGTATATTTTTGTGCATTATGTACGTGTATATTTTTATCTTTATAGTGTATAATTATGCTAGAGGTGGAAAAGAGCCTTTATAATATAAGAAAGGAAAGAAAAACACATGGCAACATCAGACGCACACAAGCAAGCTACTATAAGATACGCAAGTAAGACTTATAAGCGCGTGCCGCTCGATTTGCGGCGCGAAGATTACACCAGACTACAAGAGGCGGCAGCGGCTACAAGCCTATCAGTCAACGGCTATATAAAAGCCGCGATAGCTGAAAAAATCAGCCGCGATAGCATCCGATCAGCGGCACCAGATGCAGAAGGACCTGCAGCACCTGCGGCAGAGCCGGAGCCGTCTAGCCAGAAGACTAAGAACTATACGCCAGACCTGGAAGCGGTAGACCTGCAAAGGCTCCTGACTGATGCGCGGTATCAGCTTGATATCATGGATATATACGGTCAGGAGCAGACGCAGCGCTTACTTGATCAGGCACGAAGCAAATAAAAAGGTGGGCATTTTCGCCCACCTTATTTTTTTAAATGAAATAATATTTTCTTACTGTTTTTTCCGCCCTATTAGGGCTGATGCTTAGTAACTCGTCTGGAAGATATCCGGCCTTTGTATAGCCGCAACTTACTTTTTCGTATCCGCCTAAGTCTTTAAAAAATTGTACTGCATCAAATACATTAAAAACATAAGTTGCCGGTACTTCTTTTTCTTCCTTCCTTACCTCAATCCAACGTGTCCCACGTTTGATGTAAGTTGTTTTTTCTTCTAAAATCTTGCCGCTGAAGTCCTGAAGACTAGAAATATTAGGATACTTCTTGAAAAGCTTTCTATAAGTTTTTGCTAACTCTGAATATAACATTGTTTTTTCCCTTTGCTTGATGTATAATCAAGCTACCTTTCTTTTTTTGATTGGTGCCGGTTGCGTTTGCTTGGTAGGTAGTGCAACCGGCTTTTTTTGTTTACACCCTTATTATATCACTTTTAAAAGTTATGTCAAGACTTTTTATAACTTTTTTTCGTTATATTTTTTCTTGACTTTTTGCCACGGAAAAGCTACTATATATATGTAGTGATACACCAAACGCGAAAGGAGAGTACTACAAGCATGATAAAGTTTAAATTTGATGTAGCCGGCGCACTGGCTACCGCAGGCGTTACAGCCTACACAGCACAGAAAAGCGGCATTTTATCACAGGATACATGGCGAAAGATTAAGGCAGGAGATACACATATAAGCCTTGAGGCTATCAATCGTATATGCTGCATCTTGCACATGCAGCCGGAGCATCTTATATACTATGCACCAGACCAAGCCGAAGAAGAAAAAATTTTAAAAAACTTTCAAAAAAAGTCTTGACATAGTAACTTTTTTAAGTTATACTAAGGGCACAAAGAGAGAAAGGAACCCCCACAGGGGCAAAGGTAAAAAGATATGTCAAAGAAGCAGCAGTATACAACAAAGTTTTATGAGGGTAATGGTGGCGTTATTGATGCAGTGACACGCGATGAAAGCGGCAAGGTTGTAAACGTTCTCAGCGGTTTCGAGGCTGACCCAGGAACAGGGCTGTCAGTTCTGGCAGCAGCTCGCGAAAACTGGCCATATGCAGACCCGTTCGAGTCTTACCAGTGGGGTGGAAAGACTATGGAAGAAGTAGCAGAGGAGCTTGAGAAGATGGAGTATCATCCGGAAATGGGTGACTTGATCGCAGAAACAAAGGCAACGCCGGACCGCTACACAGATGCCCAGTATATCGAGCGCGTTGAGTTTAACTGGAGCCGCATGGGTGCAGCAGGACATGAACTTTTTAAAGATTTAGACGTGCCTGAGGCTGTAGCATATCGCATCAAGTCTAGCAGAGAATGGAACCCGGACGACTGCCGCCGCCTGTGCGAACTGGCTGATATGGTGGACGAGTACGACAGCGCCGACAGTGATACCGTAGAGGACGTAGTAAGCGCAGCAGCCGACAAGCTCGGCGTTGAAATCTGGTAAATATCAAAGCACCCGCCCCGGAGGTTACGAGGGCAGGAAGGCGAAAAAATGAAAATTAAAGACGAAAAAAGACTCATAGAAATTACTATGAGAGTATGGAGCAATGGCCAGTATAACCAAGACCTCAGCGTTGGCCTTTTAGTTGATGGCTCTTTTAAGTATGGTCAAGAGGCTTATAAGGTGGATAGCGTCGATGACGTCATTGATTATGCTTTTGACTGGCAAAATTGCACAGGTGATTTTGTCGATGATGAAGACCCAGACAACAACCGCCGCGTTGATGTTGATGTAATTTCTAATTCAAGCCATGAAAAGCCGTACGATGAGTTCACAGCGAGAGCGCAGCAAGTAAAATCTGACGCACTGGCAACGGATGAGGCTGTCTCCCTTTTTGATGGGGGATGGCGAAGCAGTGACTATTACCAGTTCATGTTTGAGCGTAGATGTGACAAAGAAGAAGCCGCCGGTATCTGTGCAGCACTTGCCACTTTTGAACAGTAGCTCACATCTGCCCGGCAAGGTTAGAGCCGGGAGAAAGAAGTTTTATGCAAACGATTAAAATTTTTAGAGTGTATGGAGCCGAGGGACACCGCCAGCGCGAAAGCTTTTATCGCTCCTATGTATCCGATATATCACGCCCAAATTCTCCGCGCTCCATCGAGGTGTGGAACAGTGACAAGACAGGGACCAATGATTTTTCTATTTTGCAGATCGTTGGAGAATCGGACGTTGACTGCTACACCGAACTACAATTGCAACTGTCAACTGGAGCTTTTGAGTGCTCGAAAGTAGGCGATGTATACGAGATTCTGGCCGATGGCCTCGCCGTAAAGATGGGAGCAACAGACCGGGGCTTTTTGCCTGTAGGCACTCCCGAAAGTCTTCCAGCACCAACCCCAAGCAAGCTCAAAAAACCACACAAAAGAGAGCGAAAAAAATATGTGTCCGTGTTGTGTGACGATGGGCACATAGAGAAAGTACTGTATGACAAGATCATAGAGCACGAGAACGCGATTATAGATGACAATTTAGGCTATGGCTACTTACACAACTACACCTCACAGGAGCTAAGAAGTTACCAAAAAGAAGCCTATGCAGATCTGAAGGAGTTAAAACGGCAGCTTAGAGAGTATCCCGGAAGCGTAATCAAAGAGGACCCTACAACAGAGCGCTTTGTTTTGGCTTATCCCAACTCTTAAAAATTCAGAAAGAAGCACGGCAGGCGCACAGCTTGCCGTTTTTCTTTGCCCATTTTCAGACATTCAGCCGTAAATTTTTAATTTGTGCAACTTGCACTTTTAAAAATATTTAACTTGATTTATACCTCATATTGTTGTATTATGTACTCAAGCTACTATATATAGTATTTATATGTAGCCTAGATATGGATATATAGAGTATATAGCCCATGATCGGAAAGGATTCCAAGCCGTGCTAAAACACGGTGCTTCTTTTTCTGGTCGTGGGCTTTTTTCTTTTCCCCAGGCCTACAGCTTTTCCGTGTCGCTTCCTTATATATATATATACAGTATATATATTTACTGTATATGTATATGGTATATATATACTTAATATATTATCGGTGTATTTATATTATATTTATAATTATATGGTGTATATGTATATAATATCTGTATATGTACAGTATATATAATATATTGTTTGATAATATATATTAAGTATATCTGTACAAGGTATATATGTACAGTATATATAAGGTGAGTATGTATAGTATATCTCTATGTACTGTATAGGTATAGGTATAAGTATAAGTATATGTATATCTGTATGTACAGTATATAGATATCTGGTAAGTAGGTATGTGTATAGTGTATCTAAGTATATACAGATAGAGAGCGCAGGAGCTGGCAGTTGACAGCAGACAGATGAGAGATACACAGACAGGCGGTAGATGATGACGGCACACAGCTAGGGCAGACGGCCGGAACGTACACAGGCGAGAGCTGGACACGATGAGCACACGCAGAAGGGCGCTGCAAGGGCACAGAAGGCGGCTAGAAGGCGTTTAAAGGGGAAAGGCTAAGATATAGCCACATATACGCACGACAAAAAGAAATACAGGGAAAGGAGGGCTACAGAATGCCAAGAGGAGGGAAACGAATGCCAAGCTATAGGGATATTGCAGAAGCCATGGACGGAGACGAACTGGACGCTATCCTTGACGTATCTCTGCAGGGGCTAGCTAGAGCACGTGAAAAAGGTTCACAGCCCATGTATAGCAACTCTCCCGAAGGGCTAAAAAGTTTCAAGCACGACTCAGAAGAGTATCTGACATTTGTCCGGAACGTAAACAAAACCCCAACGGAAGGCGGAAAGCTGCGCCTAGTGCCTGATATAGAGTCCTGGGCGGCATTTTTGGGAGTCACGCGGCACATGATTACGGGCTATGAAAAGCGTGGCAGTGATTGGAAGTCTACTATAGACGCGGTAAAAGGCGTTATAACAGCTTGCAAGAAGCAGCTTGCATTTACTGGCAAAATGCCACCAGTGCTTGCAATTTTTGACCTTACTAATAATTCTGACTATGTCAACGCGTCAGAGTTCCGCTTATCAGCTGAGACAGCACCGGAGGCCAAGCAGATAACGGCGGAAGAGTGGGAAAAAGTTATTGATGCAGAGCCAGAGGCCCCGAAACTATCGGATTTCAAATTGTCTGACGATTCAAATTAAGATTAGTCAAGGTTTCTTGATCCGTGTTAATCTTCAAAGTAACATAGAGTACGTATAATGTTTGTTATACGTACTTTTAACGGTCAATGGTGCGTATACTCAGACCAGGACAGCAAAACGCTGTTGCTTTTGTATATACAAATACGCACAATTTAGGTTTTGCCGCCATAGGATCAGGAGCCGCAACCAGCTGCACAGCTGCCAGATGATCACACGAAAAGGGGGTGTAGGGGTCTGAGAGCGTGCCCCCGGCATGGGGCTACTTAGTCCCCAAAATATTTTCCCAAAATAAAAAGCCCCTTTTAACTCGTAACTACACATATGGCAAAGATAGGGAATCGCGACCTGAAAGCTGTGAGCCTTGACAGTTTCTTTGCCATAGCGCCAAGGCATAATATACTCAAACTATAAAATGAAAATATCAACCAAAGAAATAACTGACGAATGTCAGCATTGCGGTGACATACTGGTTTGCCAGTTGTGCCGTGAAGGACACGGAATCAATCGTGAACGAATAAACGTTACCCAAATGGTTACATGCCAGATAGAACACAAGAACAGGAGGTTATCTAATGAGAATCATTTCACAGTGTAAAACCAAATCTGTTGAGTTTTATAAGACGTGATGAAACTATCTTTGCAAGGACTGCAAACCAAGACATGGTACTTGCAGAGTATAAGACTCCAGCCAGAGCAGCCGAGGTATTTGAGGAATTAAATATTTCTGCTTCTAGCTTCTTGACAGATATCTACTACATGCCGGAGGAATAAGCAATGGAAAGAAAATTAGTTTTAGTTAAATTTATTGACGGCACAAGTGAAACAATAGAAGCTTATTGCAGTTCGCGAGGTGGATACTATGGCTATCTAACCAAAAAAGAATTGTTTTACGTATCCTGCGCTTCTAACTTCTCAAAAACTCTCTTTCCTCGCGAGTTTGTTAAAGCAATATCCCTTTTGGATGAATAGGAGGAGTAATGGCAAATACAAAATTTAAAAATGCAACAACATGGTTACAAGGTGTTATTTCTGGATATCAAAAGCAGATCAATGATCTCTCAGCTGTGCCTAATCCAGATGCAAATAAAATAAAAGCATGTAAAGAGCGTCAAGAGCTTTGTCAGTACATTTTGGACTTTATGATTAAGGCTAAGCAGCAGAATGATACAATGGCTGCTAAGTCAAGTTCTCAAAATACCGCTGTAAAGCCACAGAATGCCCCACAATCAATTTCAGCTCATTCGATGGCAAATACTATGGGTAAAGAACAACTAGAGCAATTAGAGCTTATTTTGGGACTTGATGCTACAATCAGCTTTTGTAGAGCTGCTTTAATCTTGGAGCTTCCGGAATTTGGGTCAAAAGAAGCACTTCTTGGAACACTTAAAGATTTTGTCTCAAAGCGAAGCTAGGAGGATGTCTTATGAGAGTTTTCGTTTTAACCTTTGACTCCTATTTTGATTCCTACGGTTCTTCACTCGAATTGATTGGCGTCTTTCAGTCCAAAGATAAAGTAAAAGCCGCTATTGAGCAAACAAAAGTTAAATATAAAAAAACCATAAATGAATATCGCGACCATGCTAGATACTACGATGGAATGAGTGATTCTGAAATTGAAAAAGAAATCAATGAACACTTTATCGTTAAGTCTGTCGAGGTTGACAAGGTGATTAACCGAAATTTAGGAGGTTATGTGGAATGATAAAAATTCTGAAACATGGTACATTACAGCAAATTGGTTGCTCGCATTGCGGTGCACTTTTAAGTTATGATGAGGCAACTGATGTCCAAAAAAAACACATTACCGTCTTGCTGATCATTAGTTGCTAAGCCAGACTATTCACTGCCAAAACCTATTCAAGCGAAAGAGTATTACATCGTCTGTCCACAATGCAATAACAAAATTATTTTGTCAGCAACTCGATAAGAAGGGAGTGTCTATGAGTGATATAGATAAATGCATTTCTGTGCTAATCAAGCTTAGCAAGTCTTTTGGAATTGATGCTAAAGCTTTGCCACCGTGTTTTAACCACATAACTGTTACTTTTAATAAAAAAATATATGATGGTACTCTGCACCGCTTTAACTATGCTTTTGAGCTTTGGCTACTGAAAGACCTTGACACTTTCCGACTTCAAGAATATTTCAAATATGTATTTTTCGATAAAATTTTAGAATCTTTTATCGAATACGAAAAAGAAGTGTTCAAAATAGAGGAGTCTTTATGATTAAATTAGAACATACTGTATTACCAAGCCCAGAACAAATAGAATTTGCTATTGAAGGTCTTCGAAATTCCTTCAATTCATGGTTTAAAAGTGATAGTCATTGGGGCTGTCTTCACCTCGGTGAAGAACGTGATTGTGATACCTGCGATAGTATCCAACCGGATAAATGTACATGGTCTCCACAATTTATAGTTGGCAAAGAAGATATGGCACTTATGCGACGTCTATCTTCATATGGTCCCGATCATCGTAAATTTATGCGTATGCTTCCAGTATGTATCAGAATTACAGCACCGCTTTATTGGTGGAAAGAAGCAGACACATATTCCGTAGGCACTTCAAAGAATAGTTGTAGCACCATGCATCGAATTGATGCCAAAGAATTTACATTAGATGATTTCTCAGCAGAGCATCTTATTGACTTTGAGAGCAGTGAATCTGATTTCCCAATATTTCACGGAGCAGAGCATTCACCAATTGACCTGTTGAATCAGACAATCCGTATACTTAATTTTTACAGGCAAAAATATCTTATTACCAAGGAAAAGAAGTATTGGTGGCAACTAATTCAACTACTGCCCGATTCTTATAACCAGACCAGAAATGTAACGCTTAACTATGAAGTCCTTGCAAACATCTATAAAGCACGCCGCAACCATAAACTTGACGAATGGCAAGATTTTTGCAACTGGATTGAAACATTGCCGTATAGTGATCTTATCACTGGAAAGGAAACGAAATGACATTTAACGAGTATCAGCGCGGTGTAATGAGAACCGCATCAGACGTAACAAAAGCAACAAAGGAAAACATGCTTATGAATGGTATCCTCGGTACTGCAGGTGAAGCAGGTGAGCTTGTTGATCTTCTCAAAAAGCAGATTTTTCAGGGGCATCCATTTGATAGAGAGCATCTTATCAAAGAGTGTGGCGATGTGCTGTATTATCTGGCACTTACTGCTGAGGCACTCGATACCTCTCTTGAGGATATTGCGATTAAAAATAACAAGAAGCTTTGGGAACGCTATCCTGACGGCTTCAAGGCTGAAAATTCACTTCATAGAAAGGAAGGGGATATTTAATGTTTGTTCTTATTCTCCGTGTTCTGGCATCTCTTTTCAACATCTTTATGCTGACTAGCATTATAGGGTGGCTGAACGAGAAAAGGTCCAGAGAAAGGTTTGCCAGTGCTGTAGTACTTTCTGCGTTCTTTATCATGAATCTTGTCTTGACAGCCAGTGGTTTGTGAGGATAAGATCACGCTGGGGTTATCGCCAAATGGTAAGGCACAGGATTTTGATTCCTGCACTGTTGGTTCGATTCCAACTAGCCCTGTTGTGCCATTAGCTCAGCTGGAAGAGCACTTGACTTTTAATCAAGGCGTCGTGGGTTCGAATCCCATATGGCACATACGGACCTTTAGCTCAATAGGTTAGGGCAGCTGCCTCATAAGCAGCCGGGTCTGGGTTCGAGTCCCAGAGGGTCCATATGCAGTTTGCAAACGATGTGGTTTTTTCTTTCTCTTGTGAAATCCCTTTCTCTTTTTCCACAAAGTAGCAACTGCAACTCCCCGTGAGAATCAACCTGCGGACAAGTCAGCCGCAACCGTATAGGCGGTTTTGGGGTAGATGCGCAGAATTGGTATTGCAGCAGATTGTAAATCTGTCATCTTCGGATATGCAGGTTCGAGTCCTACTCTACCCACTTTTGCCGCGATGCCACAATGGTACTGGGCTAGTTTTGAAAACTAGTGATCTGTAAAAGGACTGAGGGTTCGAATCCTTCTCGCGGCGCTCCAGTTGCCTAGGGTAGCTCCCGAAAAGCAGAACCTGTGACTGCCTGGCAACTGATTTGTAATCACAGGAATACATTATCGCACAGGAGGTAATAATTATGAATTTGAACAGTTTATTTGAAGATGAATATCTTTTGTATGTTGACAAAGATTTAATCAAAAAATTGAATCTACACGCAGCCATTACACTTGCAGGCTTAAAAAAATGTGTTGAAAAAGAAGATACAAATATCTTTGATGAGAATGGAATCTTTAATGAAAAGCATCTCCAGCAAAAATACCTCTCGTTTTTTTCGCTAAAAACAATACATAGAAGCATAAAATTTTTAGAGTCTCATGGATATTTAAGCCAAAAACAAATGCCTTCTGAGAAAATAAAGGATTCGATGCTTAAAGCAAAAGCAAATCCAAAATATATTTGTGAATGGTGTAACTGCGGTTGCAATGTATTAAACGAGCATCACTACCCTGTTCCCAAAAGCAAGGGCGGCACAAAAACTGTAAAAATATGTCCGAATTGCCACTATGAATTTCATTCTATGGAGAAAAATATTTTCCTTAGCTCGGAGGTGGCAAATGAACTATAAAGAATTGCTTATAAACAAAGACAAAGTTGTTATGACAAGTGTTGATCTGGCGGTTATAATTGGCGATTGCGAAGAAGCCATAGTGCTTAACCAAATCAGTTATTGGTTAGAAAAATACAAAGAAGTCAACCATAATCTGAAAGACGGGAGATACTGGGTATATAATTCATACCAGAAATGGCACGAAGACAACTTCCCATTTTGGAATCCATCTAAGATCAAACGCATCTTCCATTCCTTGGAAAATAAAGGCTTGCTTATCTCTGCAAACTACAACTCGGCAGTATTTGACAAAACAAAATGGTATACAATTGATTATGATAAGCTGCAGAGCATGACAGACAATTATGAAAGCAAGAAGAAGTCTCAGAAAGTTACTAAAGGCGTGTTGGTCGAAGATGAGCCACCGTTGGTCAAAAATGACCAATCGTTGTCTGCTAGTGACCAACCAATACCAGAGAATACTACCAGAGAATACAATACAGAAAATACTGTTAAAGAACATGCTCTATTATCAACTAAAGTTGACAATAGAGATAAATACATGGTTTCGCGCACTAAAAGTGCTCAAAACTCAGGTGGCAAGCCCCAAAAGAAAAAACCTACTGTTGATCCAGATGATTTTATCAAATCTAAGGAGTCAGTTCTTAAAGATGAGCTTCACAGACTGTATTCAAACAATCCTAGAAACATCTTTACTACAGAGCAACAGGAAAATGACTGGGTTGACAAGGAATATAACAGCCTGACTGCTATTATTTTTGAGTTTAACCACCAATACAAAGCATCTACAGGCTTTGACGCTAAGAATCTATCAGACGAGAGCCTTAAACGAGTTGCAAGGAACTATATCAAGTCACAAGAATCTTTGAAAGACGACTATGATGACCTTCAAAGCAATAAGGTTTTGATTGAAGAGTATCTAAAAACTGATTACGGCAGCAAACATGGAGTGATTGTAAAGAGTTTATCACACTACATGTCTGGCAGCATCCGAGAAATGTTGTTTTATAAACACTTGTATTAACTTGCTAGCTATATACACGTACATTATGCTAGCTATATATGTACGTTGATACAAGTATACACGTACACTAGGAGGTGTAAATGCAGAATATAGAAATCAACTTTGGGGTTCGTCCATGTATTGTAACTCAAAATGGCGAAGAAAAGAAAGCGTTATTCCATATGTGGGAAAATTTTGCAAAGCCTGTTGCAGCGGATTTGTATATTGGCGGTTGTCCTGAGGGACAAATGAGCATGATATTTGGGCTTGTAGAGTATAATGATGGCACGATGGGCGAGGTAAATCCTAGCCAGATTCGATTCGTTGACAATAAGATCAAAGACTATGCTTTTGAGGAGGGCTGATTCATGGTGAAATATAGACCACACAGAGGAGCATTATGCGACGCAATGGCAGAAATGAGAATCTTTGATTCTGTCGAAGATATGTTCTACTACATTGTCGAAGACTGGAAAGCATATGGAAATCCATTTGATATCGGAGATTTAACCATAACGTGTGATGAAGGAAAAGACGAGCGCATTAACTGGAAGGAAGGCAGATATGTCTGCACTAGACGAATGCGAGAAAAGATTTTTGACACGCCGCAGTGTATTGGAATGTGTTCGATTGAATCGTAGAACGGAGATATAACATGATGAATACAAAAAATAGTATAACGGTACTCGGATGTGAGTATCAGGTTACAGTAGTTCAACACGATCAGTATAAAACGTGTGAGGGCTGTGATGGGTGGACTGACCCATATAGTAAAAAAATCTTCCTCATCGACCAGACTGCCAACCCAGACTGTGATCCAATCGCAACTGACCCAGTAGGACGAATGAAACAAGTGCTTAGGCATGAAATTGTACACGCTTTCCTTAACGAGTCTGGACTTGTCTACAACTCAAATTTTTCGATGCAGGGATGGGCGACGAATGAAGAAATGGTGGACTGGATTGCATGGAACGGTGAGAAACTACATAAGACGTGGAAGGAGGCAGGACTAGTTGATTAAAGAAGATGATTTGCAAACAAAAGTTGTTGAGCAAGCTGCCCTTATAGCGGCGGCACTCAAAAAAGGTAAAGACGTTGAGGTACGGCGAACTGCAGCCGGAATCAGTGTTGCCGAAGTTAGCAAGAAGGTTGTGTGCCGATGACTGTTGACTACATGAAAAATATTGATTGTCTCATTGGCATGAAAGATATTCCAGATAAATCTATTGATATGATTTGCGCAGATTTGCCATATGGAATAACTCATAATAAATGGGATGCTGCTATTCCACTGGCTGAGCTTTGGAAAGGAATTGACAGAATCATCAAAGACACAGGCGCTATTATATTGTTTGCGAGTGGAATGTTTACTGCTGATTTGATGCTAAGCAATAGAAAAAATTGGAGATACAATCTAGTGTGGGAAAAGAATCAGCCGACTGGTTTTTTTAATGCAAACCGAATGCCACTCAGATCACACGAGGATATTTGTGTTTTTTATAAAAAAACTCCTACATACAATCCACAAAAGTCTACTGGTAATCCCAGAAAGGTAAGCAAAGCAAACCATAAATTGAATTGTAAGGAAACGACAAATTATCAAAAATACAGTTTAACAACTTACGATAGCACAGAGAGGTATCCAAGATCTGTATTAAGGTTTCCAAAAGATGTCCAGAAATCAGCTGTACATCCTACGCAGAAGCCAGTTGCGCTTATTGAATACTTGATTAAATCTTATAGTAACCCAAACGACACAGTACTTGATATGTGCGCTGGAAGTATGACAACTGCTATCGCAGCTGTGAATACTGGCCGTCATTACATTTGTTTTGAAAAAGATCCTGATATTTTTTCAAATGGTGTAAAAAGATTTAATGAATCAACCAATGGAGGACATGGACAATGAAATTAAAAAGACTAATTGTTACCCTTGCAGCCGCAGTGATGCTTTCTGGTGCAGCCATTGGCTGTACAGAAGCCGATCAGGTAAGTTCTAATATCTCTAAGCAGGCGGACAACTTCAACGTGACTAGGAAGCTTACTGTTCTGAACGCAAGAACCGACACAGTTCTTCTGGAGCTGACTGGAACATTTGCATTAAAGAACAATACATCGAATGAACTTGAGGTTATCATCGAGACTGCCGAAGGCAAATATCAGAAAGACTACGTATATCTGAACGAATACACCATGTACGTGGTTGAAGATATCTCCGGTTCAGAGGTAGACAAGTACCATTATGAGATCAATTTCTTGCCTGAATGGGGACTCAAGGCAACTCACCACGAGTAAACTTTACGTTTACATAGTAAACATATGTAATACATTCAATTTTAAAGGACCATAACAAGAGCTTGAAAATGAATTTTGCTGTGATAAAGCTTAGAAAACCTAGAAATCTGTCACCAAACACTTAGGAAAGGAGAAAAAAATCTTTTATGACATACGAAGATGCCTTAAAAGCCTCAGAAAATGGTCAAAATGTAAGATTGTGGAGCGGCGAAGAGTATTTGCACCCAGAATATGTTAAGCAGACTCTTGACAACCTTTCGACTGTTCAAATATCTCACGAGCATTTAAGATCTTTGTTGAAAGCCTCAGTAAGTGATGATTGGAGCATTTATACAAAAGAAAGTCTGGAATGGGAAACTGGATATTATCGAAAGCGTTACGAATGCCTGAATCGCATACAAGATGATTTTTTAAAAGATCTACTTGGCCGCGACCGCTATAACGATTATACAAATCAGTATTTCTGTAAGAAACTGATCGCTGTAGATGCATTCTACACTCTGTATAGCCTAAAACGCAACCAAAAAATACTTCTGTTTACAACTATTGTATTCTTAGCAACAACAATTATAGCCTTGATGGTTTGAAGGAGGATTTATGGAAATTTTAACACCTACTTACACATATGAAGAACTTACAGGTGCTACACGCTTGCTGGAAAATATGTGTGATAATTGCATTAAAAAGGACACCGATACTTACGATGATCCAGACAGGAAAAGAAAATACGAAGCACTGAATATTGCGATTGATGCCATCAAAAAACTGCCAGTAAAAAAGAAGGCTATGCTTTCACAGCCAATGGCTGGCAAAACTGATGAGGAAATTGTTGCAACAAGAGAAAAGGCTGTTACAGCTTTAGAGACGAAGGGCTATGAAATCGTAAATACTCTTTTTACAGACGAGTGGTACAGCAACGAGTCAATGAAGGCACGCGGTGTTGTACAGATTCCACTCTGTTTCTTGGCAAAGTCTCTGGAGAACATGAGCCTGTGCCATGCTGCATATTTCTGTAAAGGATGGGAAAATGCTCGTGGATGCCGTATCGAACATGATGCAGCTGTTGCGTATGGGCTAGATATCATCTACGAAGAGGATTAAGCACCATGGATTCAAGAATAGCAATTTTCAACATGCAGGACGGAATCCCAATGAAACGCCGAAAATATCCTGAAATTTGGTATTGGGATAATGAACGGAAGACAATTATGATCAAATATCCTACAGGGCATACAGACGAAAAGCTTTTCGCAATGAATGACCAAGATCATATTGATTATGTATTTGAGGCTTTATATGCAATTGACTGGTATCCAGCAGATGAAGCAGATCGTTCGAAATTGGGAGCATTCTACTTCTCAAGACCATTTTCTTTTAACCATGCTCTTTTTGCACTCAAAGACGGTTGCGAAATAACACGTAAAGCCTGGCATGAGAAAAAAATATATCTTAAACTTGTAGAAAATAGCAAAACAACTATTGCTCTTGTGTATCCAAATGGTACACAAATTGACTGGACACCTTCTGTTGAAGACATATTAGCAGAAGATTGGCTTTTTTACACTGAATGGAGGAAAATAAATGGTTAGAGTAGGTTCGGCGAGAATTGATGAGAATGGAAAAGTGATTGGCGGACAGGCAGGAGATCAGACAGGGCAGGAAGTAGCTGTAGAAGCATGGTATCGCCATGATAAGGGGTGGGTAGTTATCCGTGCTAAAGATGCAGCAGTGCGTGAGCGCATTGCACAGTGCATGGAAGCAGCGTGCGCAAATAATAATATCGGTTACGATCAGTCTACATCTTGGGATTTGTACGACAAGGCTAAGCAGTACGGATGGGATTGCAGCAAGGTTAACACCCCAGTTGAGACAGACTGTAGCAGCCTTGTACGTGTATGCGTGGCATATGCTTTGCAGCGCGACATTCCGTGGTTTTCTACTGCCAACGAAATTGAGGTTTTGTATGCTACAGATGAATTTGAAATCATCCGTGAGCCAAAATGTACAGAGTCCTCAGCATATCAGATGCGTGGAGATATTCTGTGTACAACTGTACAGGGACATACTGTAGTAGTACTGGATGATGGCTCTAAAGTGGAGTGCGAGATTATCTCAACTGGTAACACTACACTTTGTGGCAAGGGTATTGGAACAGCAGTTGCGCTCACGCCTATGAACATTCGCACAGGGGCAGATACATCTGCAAAGAAGCTCGACACAATCAAGACCTCTGTAGCCGTAGAGGTCCTTGAAATCACCGCTTCTGGTTGGTATAAGATTGTATGGCCCGGCGCTTCATGCGGATATGCCTTTACAAAGGCAGGAAGTGGCTATTACAGCTATTCTCCAAATGCCAACGCACAAGTTATAAACTTAGGCGATAAAGTCCAATTTACGGGCAATAAACAGTATATGTCAGCATGGGCTGATAAGCCAATCACTGCAATTCCAGAAGTTGCAACTGTAACAAGTATTTGTGAGAGTGGCAAGCATCAGTATCACATCATAGGTGATAATGTCTATGGTTGGGTGAACAAAGAAGACATAGTAAGAAAATAAATTTAAAATGGCATAATCAAAATGGTGATTATGTAACAGCCAAAATGGAGGCTCTTCTTTAAGTGTTAGGAAAGGAGGAGCCTCTTTTTGTTAGAGTTAAGGCAGCACAAAGAACGTGTGGAGAATATACAGCGCCAGATCATCATGCAGCCTACATACAGCCAGCTCAGCACCTTATGTGGCGGAGCAAGGCTGATTTTGCTTGACGCTAATGAGTTTATACCAAATCGTGATTTTAAGAACCTTGATGCGTATAGAGGGTATGGCGACCATGTAAATAGCTATGTCCGATGGTACTGCAACCGCAATAGAAAAGTAGAGGGCGACGAGTGGGACAAACTGTATTGGCAGACTTATCTGAATGGTGCACGAGCAAGAATATTCAATGATTATTTACTATTCTTAGAGCACAAGCGCGAACCTCGAAAGATGTTCTACAAGCCAAAGATTAAGCAGTTCGAGAAGTTCCAGCTTATAGAATCTTATCAAGGTATGCTTGATGATAAGTACGACATTCTGTGTATATCCATGCCGCCTGGAACAGGCAAGACGACTCTACTCAAGTTCTTCCATTCAGCCGTAATTGGTTGGTTCCCAGACGATTACAGCCTGTTCTATTCGCACTCAGGTGATATTACGCGAATGTATTACGATGGTGTTTATCAAATGGTTGATGATTCACTTGAGTACGCTTGGCACGATATCTTTCCAGACTTGAAAATCACATCTACAAATGCACTGATGCAACAATTCAATGTTGGAAAATATAAGCCTTTTCCATCTTTGCAAACAACATCTGTAGGCGCGAAGAGTGCCGGAAAAGTTCGTGCAAGCAAATTTTTACTTACTGATGATATGATTGGTAGCCTAGAAGAAGCCTTGAACAAGAACTACCTCGACAAGATGTGGGGAGCTTATACTGTAGATGCATTGCAGCGAAAAACAGTTGATAGCAATAATAATCCTTGCAAAGAGATCATGCAAGCAACACGTTGGTCAACTCAAGATGTTATTGGAAGGCTGATAGATATATACGATGGAAACAACCGCGTAAGGGTTATTTCTATTCCTGCCACAGACCCGGAGACAGGTGACAGCAATTTTGACTATGCAATAGGTGGCTTTACAAAGGAGTTCTTTGCAAAGCAAGCACTGTTGATGGATGATGTGTCATACAACTGTCTTTACATGCAACAGCCAGTTGAGAGAGAAGGATTGTTGTTTCCAGAAGAAAAAATTATGCGATACAAGGAGCTTCCAACCTCAAAAATTGAACGTATCACTGCTCAAGCCGATACAAAATCAACGGGTACTGATTTCTTTGTTCTTCCAGTGCTTATAAAGTACGAAGGAAAAGATTTATATTACTGCGTAGACTGTGTGTGCAGCAATTCTTCTGATTATGAAGCTCAGTATGAAAATTCCGCAAATCTCCTTGCTGACAACAAGGTTGAAGATTGCGAGTTTGAGGGTAATAGTGGCGGAGATCGTGTTTCTCTGGAAGTTGATAAACGTGTCCTTGAAAAAGGTTGGATCTGTAACATATCATCTCGAATGACTGAAACGAACAAAGAGGCAAGAATATATCAGTGTTCGAACTGGATATTGCAGCACGTTGCCTTTAAAGACAAAAAGCTTTATACACCAAAAGAGCCATATGGTGTAATGATGTCTCTTCTGGCCCAGTACTCCACCAGTGGGAAAAAGCAGCTTGATGATGTACCAGATACATTCGCAAACTTCGCGCTGCGCATACAGCGCAGAAAACCAAGACCAACAAGAATCATTAACAGCATCTATTAAGATTGGAGGCATGTATGGATACAAAACACTATCTATCACAAATTAGCGTACTTGATCTTAAAATATCAAACAAGATCTATGAAAAAACACAGTTAAAGAATATGCTTTGTTCGGTTCCGAGTTGTGTAAAAGATGTCAATGTGCAAACTGGACATGCCACAGACAAGACTGCATCTACGATTTGTAAGTTGGTAGATATGGAACGCGAAATTGATTCAATGATTGATTCTTTTGTGGACTTAAAATCTAAAATCATTGTTCAAATGGAGCAGCTTGAGTTCAAGTATTATAATATACTGTTCAAACGCTACGTTGCACAGCAACAATGGTGCGAAATAGTAGATGAGTTACATTTTACGCAGCGACATGTTTTTAAGCTCCACAAAGAAGCATTAAACGAATTTGAGAAAAAGTTTGGGAGTGAATATCTGGACCAATAAAAAAATAGCAGGGGAAGCAAAATTCTCCTGCTATTGATGTTTCAGCAACTTTGATTTTCCTGAAATTCCTTTAAATCACTTTTCAACTTGTCCATAATCTTGCCTGTATAATTGTTATTCTTACGCTCTGTAAAGTTTTGGAATGCCTGTGTCCCCCTTGCAACCGCCTGTGATTTCTGATTTCCTTCCTGCGGTGGCTTTGATGCTATATCTTCCTGCATGAGTTTTCGCAAATACGAAAAGCGACTACGGATGCGCTTCTGTTCATTCCTGCGTTTAATCTCTGCTGCCTTCTGTGCCATATACTGGTAGTAAGCCTTTTCCAGATCTTCCTTCTGGCAACTTGGCAGCTTATGAACTGGTACTGTTACGAGTAGCGTCTGTATCTCTTCTAGCTGTGCCTGTGATAGTTTCCATTCATCCAATGCACTTTCCCAGAGCGGACGATCTAATGTATCTTCCTTCGGCACTGGCGCTTCTGGAACTTGCACTTCCAATATAGGTAATGTTTCGACTTCAAATCTTATGCCAACTACCGTTCGCCCTTTCTTAATGGGTTCATATGTATACCGACATTCAGTTTTTTTATCCATTTCTTTTTGAACACGTTTCAATATCTTTTGATTGAAAAACTTGTATTCTTTATACAGTTCTTCCTTATCACAATCAAGTATTTGCCTTAATTCATCAAGCTGCACTTCCCAACTTTTTCGAAAACGGTTTTGTTCGAGATATGTAAACATGATATAAGTGTAACGGCTTGTGAGTAATGTTATGCAGCGCAGCTTATACCGAAGATATCCGAGGTTTTCAATATTAAAAAAATACTTCATTGCTTTTTGAGAACACTCTAGCTTTACTTGCCACAGCCCGTAATCATCTTGTTCTGCCGTTGCTTCTTCAAACAACGTCACCAATCTAAAACCTTGTTTTTCACTATCATCTTGCACTTCTATTACATTTCCCATAAGATGCTTTAATCTTGCCTTGAGGTCTTGATTGTTGATTTTTTTTACTCCTAAAATTTTTTCAAGTTCGCCTTTCTCGAAAACAACCGTTCTCCTGTCTGGCTTGTGACTGTCTATTCGTGATAAATAAGTGTCAAGTATCTTAAATTCTGCAAGCGATAGCTCGGAACGCCACAAGGAAAACAACGGCAAACTTTTTTGAACAGTAAGTTTGTCTCCATTTCCTAAACTGGTTATTGGCCCAATCTTTTTTCTAGCCATGTGTAAAACCTCTCTTTCTCTACTTTTATGTTTATTATAGCACCATAAGTTACCATTGTAAATATAAAATTGTTACCTTTTTATATTTTATGGAATTTCTTGGTTACTCATGCGGAATTTCTTGGTTACTCATGCGGAATTTCTTGGTTACTCATGCGGAATTTCTTGGTTACCTATGCATATCAAAAAACTAGTATTTATGCGGATTTCAAAGCTCCCGTAATCAAGAGAGTAATCAAGAGAGTAATCAAGAGAGTAATCAAGCTATCAATCAAGGAAAGCATTGGTAGACAGATAAAAAACAATTCAATATTAACTATGACATTTTAATTGGAATTTCGTGGTTACCTATAACACTAAAACCTATCATTTAATATCACTAAATGACACAAGATATCATCTTGAATACATGCTATTACTATGATACTCTCAACAATAGAAAAGTATGAAATAAAGTTAATTGCGCCTTACATATGTATGGCGCTTTTTTATTACCCAAAAAGGAGATAACTATGTTAACGATTAGAAGCAAGAGTATATCGCTGTCAGGAGACAGCACAGTAAATGATCAAGTGGTTTTTGCGTTTCAGGCATCAATCAATTCAAACAATCCTAAAGAGGTACAGTTTAGCAACTGGATAAACGACCATGAGTTATACAAGCAGAACCGGAAGGAATGCAATTCCGATTACGAGTCTTTCCAGGACGAAGTATACAAATTGCAAGACTCGATGCTGCTTTCGGCTGAAACGCTATGAGTAGCCAGATAATTACATGCCCCAATTGTGGAAGGATTATTTTCCACTATGACAAGAAAGCGACAAACGCTTTTGAAGTGCAATGTAGGAAGTGTGAGCAAATGACTTGCATTCTTACACAGGACGGTATTGTGCAGTCGGTTAAGCCTATAAAAAAGATACAAGCCAAAAGTAGCAGCGGCAAAAGATTCTATTAAGAAAGGAGGGCGAACAGGATGTGGACGTTAAAAGGAAGACAGAAAATATATACGGATGCAAAAGAAATTACTGCCGACAACATAATCAAAGAATTGTCAAAAGCATATGAGAAGCATAAATTTAATCGGTTAGAGATGCAATATCTTATAGATTTTGAAGCTGGCGATCAACCACTGGACAGACCCAAAATTGTTCGCCCTGAGATCAATATTAAAGTAACTGATAATGCCGCAAACTACATTACTGATTTCAAAATGGCGTATTTCTGGGGAACGCCAGCAATGCTGATACAGCGATCTGACAAAGACGCTCACAAAACACCAGCAGGCTTAGACGATGAAGGAATATCTGCACTTAATGAAATGCTTACAAATGCCTGCGACATTGGTTACAAGAATCAGGAGCTTGGCAATTTTGTTGAAAAAGTAGGTGTGGGATACCGACTTGTTGACGTTAAAACCGATTTTGAAGAAGATGACGAAGCTCTTGTGGATATATATACGTTAGACCCAAGATATGCTTTTTGCGTATATAGCAATGATGCCAAACAAAAGAAGCTAATGGGAGTAACATACAGAACGGACAATGGTGAACAATATTTCACGTGTTTTACTCCTAAGATGCGCTTTGAAGTCTCAAAAGGCAAAATTGTTAAAAAATCATTAAATCCGCTCAAAAAAATAGCGATAGTCGAATACGAGAGATCTGTTGACAGAACAGGCTGCTTTGAGAGGCAAATATCAGATTGCATCGAACTTAACACGCTAGTCTCTGATTTTGCGAACCTTACAGCGCAGCAAACTCAGGAGATATGGTGGGGCAATGATGTTGATTTCCCAGTTGACCCCAAAACTAAGAAGCCTATAGAAGTGAAGTCGGGGCAATGGGTGCTTACTAGCACAACACCAGATGGAAAGACACCGCAAATCAAGGCACTATCTAATGCATTTGATACAAACGCAACATTAACAGCGATAGATACACGCTGGCGAAGAATTTTACAAAAATGCAAAGTACCTACACAACAAGATTCAGAAGGCGGTGGTTCCACGGGAACAGCAATGGATATGTCTAGTGGATGGAGTGCAGCTGAGATTGACGCTGTGCGTGAGGAGCAGATTGTGAGCAAGGCACAGAGAGAGGAGCTTAAACTTATCATAAAAGTACTCCAATTAACTCCATCAAATGTGCTTAAAGACGATGATCCAATCAAAAGAGTACATGTTGGAGACATCAATTTCCACTTCTCAAGAAGAAAGAACTATGACATGTCTGTTAAAGCGAATGCTTTATCAACCCTCATTAAGACTGGTGTACATGGCAGACATGCACTTAAATTTATTGATGGCTTTGAAGACACTGAGGCTACATGGAATGACAGTAAGGACATGATAGAAGCAGTACAAAGGGCTGCTGCGTCAAGCGGAACCACAGCAGTGGAAGACAGTGAACCAACTGATAGGCAAATAGATCAGTTGGAAACAAGCCCTATAACTGGGAAAGTATAAGGTGATGATATGGCACAGATATTTGGTTTTGATGAAATCGAAAAGATACGGTCCATGCCATACAATAGATTTTTTGGTGAAATGGGAATCACAAAAAAGCAAAAACAAGAACGCGTTGAATTTTCAAATAAAATTGAAGATGATATGCGTTTTTTAATTTTACTCATCCTGATTATGAAAGAGACAGGCAGAGTTGATGCGAAGAAAGCAGCAGAACAATTTGAAACAAAATTGTTGAAATGGATTGCGCGATATATTGATCTTGACAGCGAGGCAAAGGTTTATATATCAGATTTTTGCTTATCCACAGCACAGGTAACGGCAGATCATGTGAACGAAAAATATTATGTCTCGGAAGACCGAATACGTCTGGTCAGTGAAAATACAGCCCTTGATTTTTTAAACCATAAAGACTTCAAAGAGGCGGCCAGAAATAAAACATACAAAACGTGGAACACAATTATAGACGGAAAAGAACGCGAAACACACCACAAGGAAGATCAAACAACAATACCAATAAACAACTACTTTTTAGTTGGAAAAGCACTTATGCGGTATCCACATGATATGGCAGTTGCTTTTACTAACCCGGAGGAAGTGATCAATTGTCGCTGCTGGGTGACGTACTCTTAATTTATGCAAAGAATAGGCTCTTTAAACGAAGGTTTGAAGGGCTTTTTGTTTGCACAAAACTAGGGCAAACAAGTCGGAGACGGACTTTAAGGAGCAAAACAGCTCAGAGAGGAGCTTAATAATCGCACAAATCAAAGCGGAGAGAACCGCACAAACACAGAAAGGAATGAATCTATGAAGACTCAGCCGATTTTCAGAACATTTGAACGCAATGCCACCAAGAGAAAATTAAACCTGCAGCTTTTTGCAGAGCCAACGCCGGAGGGTGAAACTCATGAAGAGCCAAAGGGATCAGGCGATGATCACGAGCCGGAAACTGATGCTGATGTATTAAGGGTGCAGCTTGCACAGGCAAACGCACAGATTGCAAAGCTTACAAACAAAGCTAATGCGCTTACATCTGAGAACGAAGCCAAAACAAAGCAGCTCAGGGAAAAGATGACTGCTCAAGAGAAGGAAGCGGAAGCAAAGAAAGAAGCAGAAGCCGAGAGAGACAAGCAGTTCAAGGCAATGCAGCGTGAGCTGACGATTATGAAATCTACCAATACATACATGGACACTTTGGAAATGTCCAAGGAAGTAGCACAGCAGTACGCCGAGGCAAGAGCTGACGGAGACAGTGACAAGGAAAACGAAATCTTGAGACAGCACATGAAAACACTCAAGTCAAAGATGATGCAGGAATTTTTGGCAGAGCGCGGAGAAGTTAACGCAGGGCACGGAGATAGTCACGAGAGTAAGGCTGTTGAACTCATGAAGTCACTACCGACATATTCGACAGAAGTCGACGAGTCTGTGCTGAAACAATACATGTAAAGAAAGGAAGCAAGAAATGGCAAGAGGAGACATGAGATATGCAACAACCGAGATACGTCCATCTGGTGCAGAGATCTTAAACAGAGAGGTGTTCGAAGGAGTGCCAATGACTATTGATTTTACAGATGTCAGCACTACTGATAGTGATACCGGAGAGAAGGTTGTAAAGGCAGGAAGTGTAATTAGTGGAACAGGAACAGTAGTTGCAGCAACACCATGGACAGGTGGAGCTGGAATCTTACTTTTTGATGTGTATGAGCATCGACCACAAGGAACGATCCTCAAAAAGGCATACATTAACAAGTCAAGAGCAGAACAGAATGCAGGAATCACTTATGATGCAGACTTAACTAAGATCCTGCCTATGATCGTGGTTGAGTAAAAAGGAGGAGCAATGGCAGTTTTAATAACAGATATTTATGATTCACAGGCAGTTGCCGCAAGACGTACACAAGATCCAAGTAATGCCATGGGCTTTGTCGGAAAGGCTTTTTTCCCAAACAGAAAGAAGCTGGGCTTGTCATTAAAATGGATTAAGACACACAAAGGCTTAAACGCCATCTTAAAGCCAAGTAATTTTGATGCAATTCCGATGATCAGAGTCCGTGAGGGATTCAAGCAGGAGTCTACACAGATGATCTTTTTCCGTGAGAGCATGACTGTACGAGAGGAAGATTTAATGCGACTCATGGAGATAGAAGACGCTAATAGTCCATTCATTGGAGACATTATATCATCGATTTACAATGATGCTGCAAGGCTTATTGACGGTGCAGAAATCGCTGCCGAAGTAATGCGAATGGCACTACTTGCGCCAAAGGACGGAAAGCCATCTATTGCAATAGGAACCGGGGAATCAGAGAGTGACAATATGGTTCATGGCTACGATTACGATAGCGATGGAACGTACAAGCAAAAGCACTATTTAAAAATTGAAGGCACTGATACTTGGGACCATCCTGACACAGCGAAGCCGTTAAAAGACGTTCAGCAGGGTACTAAATATTTAAAATCAATCGGAGTACTTCCTCGCTATGCGATGATGAACAGTACTACTTTTGATTACCTCGTTGAGAACGAGCAGATCAAGAATGCTTTAATTACTTCTTCTGGTAAGACGGTTGATTTTACCGATGAAGCAACCGTTAAGGAGATCTTTACGCGAAAGACAGGTCTGACGCCTATCATTTATGACAAGATGTACATTGACTACAAGGGAGAGACTCAAAAGTTCTACCCAGACAACAAAGTAACCATAATCGGCGCAGGAACATTGGGATCAACATATTATGGCGTGACACCAGAAGAGCGTACATTGATGTCGAATAAAAATGTGGATGTTGCCATGCTTGACAACCGCATTGCAATTGCGACCAAAACCGAGCAGGGGCCACCTGTTAAGACTACAACCAGCGTATCACAGATTGTGCTTCCATCATATGAGGGCATCGACAGCACATTTGTAATTGACGTCAAGTAATGAAATTTGATCACATGATCAAGCTTAACGGAATCTACTATGCAGCTGGCGAAGATGTCCCAATGGAAGAAAAAAATGATGCCCTAAAGATTGACGTCCCGATGGAAGAGGAAAACGATTCTCAGGAAATCGAAATTCCAGAGTTGCAAGTTGATGATGAGCCAAAGCGAAGAGGTAAGAAACCAAAAGCTGTTTGATGGAGGTGAGAAAGTATGAGCTATACAGACAACCTTGCAGACGAGCTTTTTTTTGATTTGCAAGTTGAGCTTTCAAATGATGAAGAAGGCGGCGGCTTTTCGGAACCGCTACTCAAGCAAAAAATCAAAAGTGCAATCAGGGAGATCAGGGACAAAAGAAGATATCCACTTGGATACACGGACGGAATGATTGCACAAGATTTAGACAGGTACTATAGCCAAATTCGGAATTTGGCTTTGTACGATTATAACTCGATTGGCTTTGAGGGTGAGAGTCAACACAGTGAGGATTCCATTCAGCGAACAATGGTAGACAGAAAAACGTTGTTCGCTGGAATAATACCGTTAGCAACAGTCTAAGAAGGATGTTCGCCAGTGTGTTTGCAATGCTTGTGAATACATTGGCAGGGTGCATATTAAAGCGGCGGTGGGCAATATGCAAAAATATAAGCAGGAGATATAAAGATGCAAGAGTTTTTATTACAAACATACACAATCATCCTTCCGATTGCTTTAGGATACATTGTTTGGCTTCTGCAGCAACAGAAGAAAGACAAGAACGCGAATGAGAGAGGAACCATGCTGTTATTGCGTGTGCAACTGATCGAGTATCACACAAAATACATGCGGCTGGGGGAGATACCATCCTATGCCTATCAGAACTTTGAGGAAATGTATGAAGCCTATCATGATTTGGGCGGAAACGGTATGGTTAAAAAGATGTATGAAGAGATCAAAGAGTTACACATCAAGAGTGGAGGAGGTAAATAAAATGGATATATCGAGCATGACTACCGTGATTGCAATTGTAGTTATTTGCTATTTAATTGGGCTTGCAGCCAAGACAATTCCAGCAGTCAAGGATAATTACATTCCGGTCATTGTGGGCGCTTTTGGCGGCATTCTGGGAGCCTTAGGAATGTATGTCATACCAGACTTCCCAGCGCAGGATATTCTGAATGCAATTGCTGTCGGCATTGTATCAGGTTTGTCCAGCACTGGTGTCAATCAGGTATACAAGCAGCTAAAAGATGGCACGGACAAGTAGAAGAAATCGCCAACAGATGTGGTATTCATACCAAGTCGGGAAAGCACCTGGATATCTGAGAGATGAAAACGGTGACATTCAATATGAGAGCTATGTTGGAGCTGATGGGGAAGTATATTTTTATACCGATGACGAAGGTAAAAAAATCCCAAAAGAAAGCGGTGAAATGGAAGTGCTTTACAGCAATCCTATAAAGTTTTGGGGAACAATCACATCGCAACTAAAAAACGCTATCATGCGAGCATGGGGCAGCGATAGCACAAACAATTATGCTACGCTCATCTTAGCTAAACATGCAAAAGACTCTAGCGGAAACAAACTTAGCTTGCCGTTTGGAGCAAGAATCTGGCTACACTCAGAAATCAAAACGAAACCAAACGGATCACCAGATGAAAATTCAGCTGATTATCAAGTGAGTGGAATCATGAATGAAGCACTGAATGAAACGTCTTACTATCTGCAGGTATTGCAGCAAAGCGAGGAAAAAACCTAATGGCAAAGGCTTTGGAAATAAAGGTGAGCGGAGTAGATGAAGCCATAAGGATGTTGGAACGTTACCAGAAAACGTTCCAAACGCGAGTAGAGCTTTTCATGAAGAAGCTTACTGATTACGGAGTTGAAAAAGCAACAGAAGAAGTCTTGACGATGGATGCAGTATTCACTGGTGAACTTGTAAATAGCATTCACTCAACCGAGATAGAGAACAACGCAGAGCGAGTTATCTTTGCAGTAGAAGCTGATTCAGAACATGCTATCTTTGTAGAGATGGGAACAGGAATTATAGGTGCTACTACTCCGTATCCAGGCAAGCTCCCGGCTATTTATGCGCAAGGAAAAACGATTAGAAAAACGGCAGATGGTAAATATGGCTGGTATTATCTGGGCGGAGATGGAAAGTGGTACTTCACAGAAGGCATGCCATCAAGACCATTCATGTATCATGCCTCAACGCAAATGAGACATGATATTGAAAGAATTGCAAGGGAGGTGTTTGGATAGTGGCTCAGAATCAATGGGTCATCGACCTTGAGAGCAAGGTATTATCCCTTGTGAAAGGCAAGACATACAACAAGCTAAAGAAAAGATATCCACAAATAATGTACACCACCTCAAGCATAAGCAATGATTCACAACGCAATTTTCCCTGCGTGTACGTCCATGAGTTGGGTGGAAGCGAAGCAAACTCCGATCTGGAACGCACAAGAATCAACACTATAGTGGCAGGATTCCAAATTGAAGTGTATAGCAACACATCACAGCTAGACTGCAGAACTATAATGGCAGAAATTATGGACTGCCTAAAAAAACTTATGTTTAATGTAAAAATGTCACCATATGCGGACAATCAATCACCAATATATCGTTATGTAGCACGTTTTGAAAGAACATTTGATTGGAATGATATTTTTTAAGCTCCATCGGCAAGATGGGGCTTTTTTAGTAGGAGGAATACAAAATGGCAGTAGGTTTAAAAAGTAGAATCATCTACAGAGAAAAGACAAAGGAAGATGGCGCAGCCGATTACTGGGCAGGTGAATATAAGCTCTTGATCAGAGCAAAATCAATTCCATCACCTTTCGGCACTGTCAACATGGTTGATACATCAACCTTGGAAGATTTGATAGAGACTCAGGAACAGGGAAGAAGAGCAGCTGCATCAATGGAAGTACCAGGTGCATTTGAAAAAAAATATAAGGATGAACTAGTTAAAAACGAGGGAAAACAATTAGATATCTGCATCCTTTACGGCACAGATGGAAAAGGTTCAGAAGGAATCGTAGCTTTTGTAGGAACAGAATCTTTCGCACCAGACGAGGCAACAGAAGATCACCTCACAGGAACAGCAACAATTGCCACAGTAACCGTTCCAAGGTGGATCGAGGATAGTTACACCGTATCTGTAACAGAAGATGAGAATAGTTATCCAACATCAATTACACTGGCAAAGAAAGAAATGTAACAGCTATATTCGGGAAGCGTGAGCTTCCCGTTTTTTGTTTAAAGGAGAATGAATTATGAAATTTATGAATTACGAAATTAAGTTTGGAATCGAAGCAACTACAAAGAGCGGAATTTTAAAGAAGATTAAAGAAATTCAGCAGTCCAGCGATGATGAAGCTCAACGGTCCAATGGTGATCTTATTGACGATATCGAAATGGTGCTTAATATGGTTCCGGAGTTTTTGCTTGTGGGACTGCAAAAAAGGCATAAGGATGAGTTTGGGTATGATTACAACACAAACAAAGGCAAGGAAGAGGCAACAGCAAAGGTGTGTGAATTGATTGATGAGTATACCGATCAGGAAGATTCGAGTATCAAAGAGCTGTTTGAAGAGCTGCTAAAAGAGGTAATGCAGAATGGTTTTTTCAAGAAAGAGGTTCTGCAGATGAAAGCGGAGAAAGAAGCGAAAGAGCAAAAAACAGAGTAATAGATCCAATTGATTATTACGATGAAAAGCTGCTTCCGTATTTTTTATGTGTTACGCAACAATACGGCTTTACTGCTGAAAAAATAGGCGATATGTGTCCATGTGAGTTAAAACCATATGAACTTGCTTACAAGCTGCATCAACAGCAAGTCGATATGCAAAACCACATGCTTGGCAAGTATGTGAGAATGTCTATCTTATCAACGCTGGGTAACAGCCAGTGGTTCAAAGGTAAGCATACACCACCGTTCGAATATCCAGATATGCCTTTCTTACAACAGGAAGCGAAGAAAAGCAAAAACGGCAATGCGGAGTCAAATGAGGAAATCGCAGTGTACGAGATGAAGCAAAGGATCAGGCAGCTTGAAAAGCAAGGCTTGCCAGAGAGCCCAATCTAAGGGAGGAGGGATAAAATGAGTGAGGTAAATATTGATTCAATACGGATTGAAGCTAAAACAAATATCAAAGAAGCTATATCTGATATTGAAGCGTTGAAACAATCCCTAACCGGATTGGGCGACAACAAAAGCGGAATTGACCGCTACTCAACATCTGTAAATGGATTAACGCAAAGACTAACGAAGCTGACAGGGATAACCAACAAGACAGGAATTGCAGCAGTTGAGAAATCTGTAAGAGAACTGGCAGAAGCATCTATTAAGCTTAACAACCTACAACTTAACGAAAAGAAGGGTTCAATTTTTTCCGAGGACACATGGAAAAGGGCCATGGATAACGTAGAAAGTGCGATGGAAAATGTAAAAAATACCATCGCACAGAACGTTAAGGAGATTAGACAGCTAGACGGTGTTGAAAAGGCCTTTGATAACTATATCAAAAAAGCTCGAAACATAAAGATCCCGATTGGCGTAAAGAACGATTTAAATACAGACAGGGAATTTGCAAATCTGCGAAGTGTACTTGGAAAGAATTTTTCCACAACAAATAGTGGTACAGATTTTGTAACGTTCATAGATGATATGAATAAATCAATAAATACCACATTTGATACTACAAAAAACGCAACAGATCTGTTCAAGGATGTAGTGGAGCGTTTAAGGGATATACGCAAGGAAGCTGTGATGACATCACAGGATGTTATCAAAAACGGCTTAATTCCGGTACAGGAGATTGAATCCGAACTATCAAAATTTGCTGCAAAAGACATACCTAACCTTAGCGAGAAGTATGGGATTACGGAAAACGATGTTTATGGTGGCAAAAAACTATCAGAAAACAGCGGAACAGAAAGCGTAAAAGAAGTCACAAGCGCCATCGGGCAGAAGACCAGAGCATTTGAAAAAGAACAGCAGACTGTAACCGATGTTGTGAACAGTGAAATGAAAGACCTTATCAATTTAAGGTCAACCATTGAATCTGTTACGAACGCTGTAGGGGATGGAAAAGGTCTGGCAGGAGCATTCAAGGGGCTTAAAGAACTTGGCTTGGGTGAACTGGCTTCTTTGAAAAACATTGACTTTTCTGGAATTGCAAAGCTGAACAGAGAAAATTTAAAATCAATAATCGGAAAAGAACATACTGGACTATCAGATGCAGAAAAGACCATCATTCAAAATGCAGCGAATAAAGCCGTTGCGCCAGAGAGCGTGCCGTGGTTAGAAGACTATAAAAATCTGATACAGCAAGCAAGGGAAGAAAGTCAAAAGTTTTTAGGTGAATTTTACGTTCCTGAGAGTGTTGAAGAGCTTCAAACTGAATTTGTGGGAATCTCAAAAGAGATAGTGCGCTTAAAGGAAAATATGCAAGAAGCATTGAGGACTCTTGATACTGATGGTGTATCACAGATGGTTAATGACTTGTCGCAAGCGATAGCTTATGCGAATGATTTATCAACTATTGCAGCTCAAAAAGGTATAACGCTTAGACAGCCAAAAAGTGAATGGCAAGAGTATCCACCAAGCAGTTTTCCAGAAGAACTTCGTGGCAACGGCTTATCAAACGCAATGAGTCAAACTGCGAGGGAAACAAGCAACGCTTCAAACCAGTTAAGACAATACAATGAAGATGTATCAAAAGTAATCAGAACAGAACAGACATTTAAAGATGCCTTGGCTGCTGCTGCACAAGAGCCATCAATATTTAGAGATATGCCAGAGGATATCAACAGGCTGAACCGAAACATGCAAAAATTGCCACTTAGCCTATCCCAATTAAAATCAGATATAAGTGATTTGGCAGGCATTATGGGTGGATTTGTAGGAAAGGCGATATCTGTTGCAGGTGTAATTGGCAAAATAGGATCTTTTGCAGTGAAAGTAGACAAGCAGATATTGTCGTTTACAAAAAACTTTGCAAAGTTGTCATGGGAGTTTTTAAATTTTGGTTCAGGCAAAAACGCATTATCTGGGTTAAAGAGTCCGTTCAGCCAGTCCTCAGCTAGTCTTGGGGATTTTAACAAAAAATTAAAGCACGGAATTACAACTGTGTTGCGCTACGGTTTTGGAATCAGATCTCTGTATGTGCTGTTTAACAAGCTACGTTCAGGAATCAAGGATGGAATCAACAATCTTGTTATGTTTAGTGACAAGGCGAATAAAAGTTTGTCACTATTGACATCTGACATGTCGTATGTTGGAAATAGCGTAGCTGCGGCATTTGAGCCAATACTGAATATTGTTGCACCAGTTATTGACCAAATTGTTGATTATGCAATTACAGGAATCAATGCTGTAGGTGCTTTCATAGCATCAATAACAGGGCAAACATCATACACGGTAGCTGTAAAAAACATCAAAGACTATCGCGACAGTTTAAATGGCACAGCATCTGCAGGTGATGCAGCAAGTGACGCAACTGATAAGCTAAAGGACAAGACCGATGAGCTAAAGCGTGAGTTAATGGGGTTTGACGAGATTGAAAAGTTTTCAGATGATCTGAACAACGCAGCTAACAGCGGTTCAGGAAGTGGAAGCGGAAGTGGTTCTGGAAACGGCTCAGGAACGGAAGATCCTATACTTTTTACAAAAAAGGATATACCAGGAGCAGTATCGAACTTTGCGGATTTAGTGAAAGATGCTTGGGCAAAAGCCGATTTTACTGACATCGGTAAAATCGTCGGAACAAAACTTCGTGATGCACTTGATTCCATAGATTGGGAGCCAATCAAGGAACAGGCAAATAAGATTGCCAAAGTCACAGGAACGTTCATAAACGGTTTCTTTGAGACGGAAGGTCTTGATAAGAGTGTCGGAAGAACACTTGGAGAAGCAGTCAACACAGCTGTAGGTGCAATCAATACCTTTATTGACACAACTCACTGGGCATCACTTGGTGAATTTATGTCAGGTGGACTTAGAAGTGCGATAGCTACTATTGATTGGAATGGTCTTGGAAAGGCTCTGAACGCCAGATATAAGGCTTTGTGGAGCTTCCTTGATGGATTTGTAGTAGATATGTCTAAAATCAATTTTAGCGGTACTACAGGGTGGCAGGAAGCAGGTAACGCACTTGCGACAACAATCAATAGCATCTTTGCAGACAGAGATTACGCAAAAACCGGGCAAACCATTGCGACTGGAATCAATGGAATCACATCTGCGCTAACAACAGGAATAGAAGGAATTGATTTTAATTCGATATCCAGAAATTTTTCAAATGGAATCAACAGCGTATTTTACAAGGTAGATTGGCAAGCAATCGGCACAATGCTATCCGATGGAATGAATACAGCAACTTCATCATTGCTGACTTTCTCGGTAACGGTTGATTGGAAAAGGATAGGCTCAGAACTTGCAAGTTCTGCAAATACTTTTTTGGCTAAGACTGATTTTAGCCAAGCAGGAAAAGCGCTAGGCCAGGCATTTAAGGGTGCGCTATCCGCAATTAACGAGTTTGCAGCAACATTTAATTGGCGATCTCTTGGAGTTGATATAAACAACTTCATTAAGGGCATCAACTGGGGCGAAATCTTAAAAACAAGTGCAAATATAGTTGTCAACACGTTTTTTGGATTATTTGAGGCAGCATGGGGGCTTATATTTGGAGGAAATGACACAAAGTATACCGCTATAGCTGATAACCTTAACAAAGCTATTTCGAAGCTGAATGTTGAGTGGCCAAAGTTTAAACAAGATGAGCTTAGTAATTTTGATTCGGCGATGGATTCACTGGACAAATTTTGGGAAATCAATGAGAAATTTAAAAAGAATGGAAGTTTATCAGCGCAGGATGAGTCTTTGTTCAAATTTTATTACGAACAAATTTCAAAGTACGCACCAGATATTGCTAAGGAGATCGGAAGCATACAGACGGCTTATCAAGGAACAAAAGATACACTTGAAAAACTTATTGAAACGCAGAAAAACGCAGCTATTCAAAAGGGATTTTCAAGTGCGTTAGAGGATGCTTCTAAGATTTACGGCGATGCCGTAGTTGCTCTCGAGCAATTAAAAACCAAATTTATAGATGATTCCGTCTCATGGAAAGCTGATATATTAAATGGACTCTTATCAAGAGTGGATGTATACGGTGGAACAATCGAGACTTGGGAAAAAACTTTTGATAAGTTTTTACAAAAAGTGAGAGATGGTTCTATTGACTTTCAGAATCTTACAGAAGACGAGGAAGCACTCTGGCAAGTCATGCGAGAAATGAATCCTCAATTTGGAACGATGGAAGAAAGCATGGAATCACTAAAAGGAACTGTCAAGACGTCTGGAGAGACTGTAGACAAATTGCAAGTGGCTATGGGACGCTATAGAGACAATACTTCATCTGCAACAACCAATACAGAAAGCTTAATTCAAAAGCTTAAAGGGATTAAGTTGACCGGAGTTTGGAAGTCGCTTGCAGATGAGCTGAGAGATACACTGGATAGCGTAACTGAATCTTTAAAATCTGATAAATTCACACTGGGAATCAGCAATACTTTGACTGATATGTTTGACAAGGAGTTTAAAGTCAAGCTGAAAGTTGGTGGCCTTGATACAAGCAAACTTACAGAGCAGGATAAGACTATACAAGGAGCATCGGCAAGCATCGTAAACGCAAAGAATGCACTACCTGATTATATGAAATCTCTCGATTTCACAGCAGCGCTGACGCAGAAGAAAGACTCTATCTCGGACCGAACAATTAGTGATTTAAAAGGTAGCATATCCCAAGTGTCGCAAACAGGTGGATTGACGCTTGATAACATTGGTGCTTGGATAGGCTATATAGGTTCAAAAGTTCAAAATCTAACGCTTGACAATATCGGTGCATGGATTTCCAACATTGGATCTCAAAAGCCAGATTTAACATTAAACAATATTGGCGCGTGGATATCGTATATTGGCTCTCAAACCCCAAACATGACATTGAATAACATAGGTGCTTGGATATCAAATATAGGATCACAAATTAGCGGGATGACGTTGAAAGATATAGGTGCATGGGTATCATATATCGGATCACAAAACGATGGAATGACATTGAATGGCATTGGCGCATGGATTTCTTACATCGCGCAAACTGGCGGTCTAGCATTAAGCAATATTGGCGCATGGATTTCCAACATCGCTGCGCAGGTCGGTGGAATGACATTGAACGGCATTGGCGCATGGATTTCTTACATCGCGCAAACTGGCGGTCTGTCTTTATCGGGGATCTTAGGATATGTAAACCAAGTCACAAGGCAACCAGGAATCTCACTGATACTATCGGGAATAACAGCATTTATAAGTAGTGTTATAAGTGGCGGAGGAAAAGCAGAAGGTGGAGCTTTTTATGGTGGAAGGTGGCATAGCATACCACAATTTAGCAGTGGAGGAGTCATCACAAAAGACTTCATGTCAAGCTTTAGCGCCATTCCACGATATGCAGGCGGTACTGTAAATGCAGGTTCAATGTTTATTGCAGGAGAGGCCGGGCCAGAACTTGTGGGACATGTAGGCGGACGCACAGAAGTACTCAACGAATCACAGCTTGCAAGCGTGATGCAAAGTGCAGTGGCAGAAGGAATGCAAACTGCAATGTCACAAATGGGTGGTAATGGAAACGTAACCGTCAATGTCACACTTCAAGGCGATGCAAGGCGCATTTTTGAAGTGGTGAAGAGCGAGAATAATTCACGTGTTATGCAGACAGGCAAGGCGCAACTTTTAACGTAAAGGAGGGAAACAATGCAATGGATGGTCCAGTAAAAACTGTAATCATAAGTGGATTGGAGCTGAAAGCCAAAGATCTGACGATAACAGATAACAACATCTGGAGCCGCAATACGGGGCGAGTTGCGTCTGGAGATATGGAAGGTGACATCAAAGCAAAGAAAATTAAGTTAAATCTTACGCTGGCGCCTTTGGATGATGAAGAAGCAGCAGCTTTTGCTGCTGCAATAGAACCACCATTTTTTCCAATCACTTTCCGAAATCCGAAGTCTGGGAAAACAGAAACGCGCAAATTTTATGTTGGAACGCCAACATATCCGGTGTATTCATACGCCGATATACTGCCCAGATATGTTGGCGTTGCCGCAAATTTTATCGAAAAATGAGGTGTCAAAATGAAGATGTCAAATAGAACACTGGTAAAAACAATCAATGGACTTTTATCGTTTAAAAACAATGGCGTAAGAAAGCCAATTAAGGCAATTTACGCAATTAACCGTAATATTGAAATGTTGGATAAAGCTGCGATTCCTTTTCAAGAATCAAGAAATGAATTGATTGAAAAGTACTGTGACAAAAAAGAGAATGGTGACATTGTGCCTAAAAAGGGAATGGAGCAAAATTTAGAAACGGAGCTGGGTGAATTGTTGGATGGAATTGAAGTTGACGTAGACATTTACAAGATTCCGATTAGCTTGATCGAAAATATAGAAGCATCAGAGCTTGAATTTGAAGCAATTAGCATGATGCTGGAAGGAAGCGAGGTTGAAAAAGTATGACTTATGATTACATAGTAAAAAAAGATGGGCAGTTTTATGAGCCTGGTGAAGACGTGCCAGATATGGGTACATTAGTGTGCACATCTGTGCAAGGGAATATACGTAGTTATGAGGGACTTGTAAAAGATGTAGGCAAACTTCCGACGTATGTTGCAACAGGCAGCTCTTTTCTGGCAAGTGATACTGGCGATTACTACAAATTTGAAGAGTCAACAGCAACATGGAACAAGATTTAAGGAGTAAAAGATGAAACCAGAAGACGTCATTGGCATTTTAAATCGCAAGGTTCAGAACGCAACTGTAACGGAAGATCAAATTGATGCGGCTGTTGAAAAATATCATAAGACCATCCGTTGGAAACTGACAAAACACTCACTGTTCCTGATGCCTTTGCAGATGCAAAAGCAGTCGGGGATGGATTGGGTAAAAAGGTAACAGGAAAAGGAATGACTTTGTACTATGATACAGAAAAACAGTGCGCAGCCATTAAATTTGATGAGCAAGGCTAGGTGATCATTATGGGATTATGGACGGAATATAAGAAAAAAACGGCTGTAAAATCCACAGATACTTTTCTTGTGTATGACAGCACAGAAGGCGTAATGCAGGTTGATGGATCAAATGTAAAAGAATCCTTTAGAGATGCTACAGATACCACATTGTCACAAGCAGACACGCCAGCCGATGCAAAAGCAGTTGGGGATAGATTCGCAAAGGTTGAAAAGAAGAATACAGAACAGGACACAGTGCTAAAAACAAAGGCTGATGGTACCGGCATAGAATTTTTCTTCGACTCAGCCAAAGGGTGCTTGGCTGCAAGGATAAAAGTAGAGGAGGAAGGTGTATGGCTGACAAAATAATATATCTTGCAAAATGGGAAGATGTAGAAAAATTAAAGGCTGCATCAAAAACTCAAGAAACTAATATAGCGGATTTAACAAAGGAACTTGCAAAGAAAGCAAATGGTCAAGGGATCACTCTGAGCATAAATGAAAGTGGCGGACTGAGGGTGACGTATGACGACGGAAAGTGAGGATAAAAAGATGGCACAGGTAGCAGTAGATGTGGCAATGGAGTCAACATCGCAGGAAATTTTGGAACTACTAAAAGTAGTTAAAACAATGGTAACTGATGTCTCAAAATTTGATTGGAAGAATTTCTGGGAGCAAACAGCAACAGATGAGGTATTTTCCACAAAGTTTTATTATTATGACACAAGCACCAGTCCTAGCGGTGAAAAAATGAATGCATCAGTTGGATTAACAGCCGTACCTTCAACGGAAACTGTAAAGGGGCAGGATGATTTTGCAAATCATAGTGCTTTTCAGACAATTGATTGTAATTTTGTAATTGACGAGCAGGAGAATAAGACCCCAGTAGCGATTAAAGGCGGTAACGGATATTCTGACATTGGAAAAGTAGATGTTGGAGTTATGGTTCCTTTAACTTATTGGGGCATTCAGAAATTTGATACATATTACATTGTGCATTTTGCAACGAAGCCGCATCCTGAATTGGAGTGTACAACAGTTACACCATGGTGTAATAAAGAACTCGGCTATGGTATTTTGACAAAATACTATGCCGGACAAATTGATGGAATTTTATATTCATCATCTGGAAATGCAATTTATAACTTTGCTTCAGCCCAGTCTGGAAATACTGAGCTACAGAAGAAAGGAACAGGATATCATGGCTCTGGATCAGAGCGAACAGCATACTTGCTGTGTATGCTATGGACAAAGTACGCAACCAAAAACAGTCAAAAAGTATTCAAGGGCTGTACAGAATATAACTTACAGTACAAGGTTACTCAGGCAGATGAGAATGCCAACTATGTAACCTTAACTACAACGCAGGCTAACAACTTTTATGTGGGCGGTACAGTATCAATCGGAGATACAACGGGACATACCAATAAGCTGGATAGAGGACAGGCATACATGAGGAATATTGCTGATAAGGTTAGAGTCACAGCGATAGTAGCAGTTGATGGAACCTCCAACAGCAGAGTATATGTTGATAAGAGTGGAATGACAATTACAGAGGATACATATATATCAAGTATGCCATTACACTCTGGAACCACTGACAATGTACTTGGAGTCGACGGATATGTCAAGAATGACGGTAAGCACGCATTCAAGCTTGGCGGCATTGAAGATATGGTGGGTACATACTATATCTCCATGAATGAGCTATGGAACAAGACAACGGCGAGTACAGCTGAATATTATATCCGTGGCAAGAGTGTGTGGTCATCAACTGCATCAGATTGGGAAAAGGTGGTTACAGCTGATTTCACCACGTCAGAGGATTGTTGGATAGGTGACATTGATATGGATCTCAAGAGCGGTGTGACGTGGCTAAAAACAAAAGGCTCTGGCGATTCTGTAGGAACTGGCGACAGACAATATACTGGTAGTACAGGAACAGGTTGGCGAGAAGCATTGCGGAACGGTAATCTCTGGCGCTGGTCGAACGCCGGGCTTTCCTGCGTGTCTCTCGGGGACGGCGTGGCTGGCGCGTTCTGGGGCTACGCGCTTTGCGTTTAATTCCGAACCTTTCGGGGGTGAATTTTGCGTAGCAAAAGAGGGGATCGCCCCTCTTAACAGAAACAGAAATAGCAATAAAAAAATATAGGACTTGTCACACTGGCGGCGCGGTAATCTCAGGAACAGGTCGAACGCCGGGCTTTCCTACGTGAATCTCAGGAACGACGTGACTAACGCGAACTGGAACTACGCGCTTTGCGATTATAGATTTGACGAAATAAAAATAGTACGTTGGTACTTTGTGTGGCATTTCGCGGATGCAATTCCGTTGTTGCGTAAGCAACACTTAAATAGGCATCAGAAAGGGAACTGGGGTGTCGACGGACATTCTGGTAGCCCATGTGTAAGACATGGGCTGGGGCTAGTAGAAATCCGAACGTCCCTCGGAATTTAAACGAATAAAATTACGAAAGAAAAATAGATTTGAAGCGATGTTGTAAAAGAGTAGATATAACAGACAGGAAACTCATTGATAGAGCCGTTAGAGACTGTCTTCATGGGAAAATGACCAGAGGCGATACAATCCGAATGTTTTCGGAATATGCCAAGGTTTCGCCAGAAGCCATTCGACAAATATGTGAGAAAGCGCCTCAATTAATGGGCGGCTTGATCAATACCGTTGTTGATGGCATACAACAAGAAATCATCAACAAAGCATATGTTGTCAAGCCGATCAGGTATCGACAACAGATTGATAAGTGCAACGGAAAAGTCAGGACGATAGGCATACAAGATATTAAACAACAGCTATATGATTATATTGCTGTATATGCCATGGATGAGCTATTTCGTAAAAAACTTTGCTTTTATCAGTGTGGAGCCTTAAAGAATAAAGGCAACGAATTTGGCGCAGCTGCAATAAAGAAGTGGATTGATAATTTAAACATGCGTTGGGCATGGCAGTCAGATGTGCGTCACTATTATGAGACAATTTCGAAGCGTAAGCTCAAACGTCTATTAAAAAGAGATATTGACAATCCTAATATATTGCATCTGGTATTCTTTTTGATAGATACTTTTGAGGGCGGACTATCAATAGGTTCTTATCTTAGCCAATATCTTGCAAATTATTACCTAAGCTATGCATACCATTATGCGAGCGAAAAGATAACGAAAGCGAGGAAACACAGAAATGGAACAGTTGAAACAACAAATGCGGTTGCACATGTTCTGTTCCAGATGGATGACATTTTGATTATTGCGAGAAGTTAAAAAGATCTGAAAGCAGCGGTAAGAGAGTTTTGCAAGTATGTCAATGAGTTTTTAGGACTTGAGATCAAGGACACAGCGAAATTTATTGACTTGAGTACAGAGTATATAGATATTTTGGGCAGAAAGATATCAAGGAAGAGCTTGACTGTTCGCTCATCAAACTTCATACGTTTTAGAAGAACAGCCAAGAAAGTAAGAATTAAAGTATGTAGAAAAGAAAGCATACCGTTATCTTTGGCAAGAAGCTATATCGGAAGGTATGGAGCTATTAAGCATTCTGATACAAAACGTTTCCAAAAGAAGTATCACGTTTTAGAAGATTTAAAACGATGCAAAGAAATTGTATCTACCCATGAGAGGAGAATAAACAATTATGGAAAAAATGAGATTTACACTGCCGCAGTTAAGTGCAGCATTCTATCCGCTTGAAAAAGGAATGGATGTAGTCATTTGTACAGATGAGCAGAAGATTACGATTGATGGTCCAGAAAACGGCAGTGAGACGATGTATGAGTATGATGGCAATATATTCAGGACATTTAAGTTGACACAAGAGGAGATCATTCAAGCCCCAGAGCAATATCTTGATTACGAAGGCGATACAGAGCCAAGCGAAGAAATGACAAGATATGCAACAGAAATGATAGATGCATACACCTTACAACTGATCGAGGAAGGAGTACTGGCATGAGAAGTTTGGTAGAAAGTTTAAAAAGGCTTTACAACAACGGAAAAGGAAAAGTTACAGCAGAAAAGATTAAAGGGATGAAGGTTCTTACAGAAGAAGAAAAAAGATATATCCTCGGAGATTAAAAATAAAGTAAATATTTAGCACGGTACATTCTGTGCTAGAGAAAGGAAACCGTCATGTATCAGGTATCAGAAGCATTAGATAAAGTTATATCAGGCAGCGGAAGAACGTTCTACGCAAGGCTAAACGGAATATCAGATGGAATCCAAGAGATAGTGCAAACAAATTTCTCAACTCCTGATAGCTATTTTTATGTGGGTGGAGCTATAGCTTCCAAAATAGAAGTATCTATGTTTACAAAATCACAAGAATTTGTAAAAGGTACGGAAGTAAAATTGGAAATTGGAGCAACAGCTGATAGCACTATAGAATGGATACCAATGGGGTATTTTACAATAAAAGAGCAAAAAAAAGACCGAAATCTGCTTACTTTTACAGCATATGACAGGTTGGAGTCAAAGTTAGCTAAAGCGTATAAAAGTAAAATTGTGAAGTATCCAGTAGAAAGCAAAGAATTTTTGACTGATATAAGTGAACAGACAGGTGTTGAGTTTAACACAAGCAAATTATCTGATAGCCTGATGATAGATAAAATATTGACGGTTAACGACCAGTCGGGAGAGAAAACATACAAAGAGCCGTTTGATGGTTTCACAATGCAGCAAGTGGTTGGATACATCGCACAACTTCATGGTACATTTGCTATATGCGACAGAAACGGAAAAGTAACATTTAGATGGTATGAAGCGTTAACAACTGACCATCCAGGAAAAATAGGTGATACAGCAGGCAGCTATTTAAAAGACCAGAACCTATCGTTCATTTATAATACAATCGAATTTTTAAAAGAATCACACACATATCTAATTAAGACCAATAGATATTTTGATGATTTGTTACAGTCAGAAACGATGTGCCAAATCTCAGGCATCAGCTGTGATACAGAGAACAATCATTATGAATCAGGAACAAATATAAATACAAATTTAAGCAATCCAGTAATGACACAGGAATGGCTCAATAAAATCCTTAAAAAAATAAAGGATATGAGCTATTATCCAGTGTCATTTTCGTTTATGGGAGATCCGAGGCTTGACGTAGGTGATGTCGTTACAATAGTTGATGCCAAAAATAATCTTATAGATGTTCCAGTGATGCAGCACACCATTACATTTGATGGTGGTTTGCTGTCGGAAGTGTCATCTTATGGCTTCGAAGAAAAAGAGGTGAAAAGTCCATCCGAAATAGCGTTGCAACGAGTTAAAGATGATATTCTTAGCCTTCAAGAAATTACGGCAAAAAAAGCCACATTCAATCAATTAAACGCTGTAGATGCAAAGATCACCAACTTGCAGGCAAGCTCAATCACGGTAAATGATGCAAATATATTATTTGCCAGACTTGATAAAGCAAATATTCAGCAGGGTTGGATAACAAGTGTAATGATCGGTGATGCGCAAATTACCGATGCAAAAATTCAGGATATGTCTGCTGATAAACTAACAGCAGGCATTCTCGATGCAGAAAAGGTAACCTTGATAAATCTTGATGCTGGCAGCATAACAACCGGAACCATAACCGGACTTGATGCGATCTTTAACCGGTCTTTTACTGTTAATAGCCCATATTCTGACACTCAAAGCTTTATAATTGAAGCAAATCAAAACAACATCATAATTGGAACAAGAATCAAAGATGTATTATACAGCACAGACGATAACAGCATCATTTTTTCACCTACGGGAGTAACACTACAAGGCGGAAATGGTGCGGTAATAATAACTGCGAAGCATGATGTAACAATAGGATCAGATGGTGGATCAATTTACTTGAATGCTAACGGAACCACGTATAACGATATTCCAATATACGCTAGAAATGACTTATATACTTTTAAAATCCTTCATGAAGGAAACACAACTTTGAAATCAGAATTTAGCAGCGGCGTTGAAATCGGAAGTATCAGTTTGGGAACGCTATCAATGACTTTAAAGGTCCCATTAGCATCAACAACACAATCCGGTCTGATTACAGCATCAGAAAAATCTAAGCTAAACACCGACTACTTGCCATTAACAGGAGGTACACTCGAAAGCAGCAACGTAAACGTACTGGGTCTGAATTGCACGTCGGGTATGATGAGTACGTTAAGATTTTACGGTAGCGGAAAGCGACTCGGAAGTGTAGGCTTTAATGCTCAAAATTCGAGCTTGTATCGTTGGAATACATCAGGCACTGCGTACAGAATACTTGATGAAAATGATTTACCTTTAATGGCAGATAGTGGATGGGTAAACATAACATTAGGTAGCGGAATCACTGCTGTAAGCTATATTGGAGCACGTGTCAGAAAGATAGGAAACATAGTCAATGTCGTTATGGGAGTTACAGGAGCTACAGCAGCATTTCAAACGCTCGGAACTCTCACTCAAGGCTACAGACCATCGAAAGAAATTAACTTAGCAGCTAGATATTATAATTCTCCGACTACTGCAATTGCAATTGGAACAGACGGAGCAATTAAGCTTCTTCAGACTGCATCTGGTGGAAGTTCATATAATGCAAGTGGAGCAATTTCATTTTCAATCACATATTTTATTTAAGCTTAAAGGGTGTATCAGTGATGATGCACCCTATTTTTACTGCTTAAAATTTAAGTAAGAATCCTTTCTCTCACAAACAGATTGCTTTGCTTGCTGTATTGATTCTTTTAAATGCTTTAAGTCAGGCTCTATAAAAGCATCTTTTACCTCACCGCGTGCCTGCCGAATTAAAAAATTGTCGAGATATGCTTGAGCTGACGTTATACGGTCAGCAAGCGGCAATTTGTTTAATGCCGTAAGCATATCAAGTTGTGCGTGCCAATCAGACCCAGTATCACAAAAGACATTGTAATACAGACGTTTCAGATACGCAGCATCTTCGTGCTTTAGGTATTCCTGCAGAGCAGACAGTGTCTCGTTGTCTTTTTTAGGATGATAAATGCGTTCATATTTATCCGGATCATAGATAGCCATAAGACATTTTTCTACATCGGCACCACATCTATCAAACCACTCTAGCAACGCTGGGAAGTCTGGCGCACCAAGACCGTTCTCCCAGTTTTTTATTGTTCCTACGCTCTTTCCAAGTGCTTTTGCCAAATCCATTTGTGACAATCCTGCATTTTTACGCATATAAATTATAACTTTTATAAGTCGTTCAGTATCAGCTACTCGATTTCTCATGTCAAAAACCACCCTTCATATTCGTTCAAAATGTCATTTTTACAATAAATTGTACTTTGGCAAAAATAAAAAGTATAATTTATTGGCTACATCAAACAAAAGGTAAAGTCAAAGTTTTCTGGCACTTAAAAGTTTGGAAAATAGCCAAAAAACTTTGACCGAAAAAAATGTGAACAAAGTCAATACAATTGTAGTCATCAGTGCTATTATCTATACCATAGCAGAAAAGAGAAAGGAGGCTACTAATGATGACAGTTTACAACCGCAAAGTAACAGAGTCAATGGTTAATTTTGCCATTATTCATGGTAAATTACTAGACAATTTTACAACATTAGACTGCTTGGAGAGTGATTTTTGTTCAAACACCATCGAGACAAGCCGCCTGAGCGGAGTAAAGGATGAAATACCAATCGCTGTTGCAAAGGATAGAATCGGAGCTTTAAAGCGTCAGGATGAAGTGACAGTGATTGGAGAATGGCGAAGCAAGAATTATTACACCAGTGACGGCAAGAGACATGTACAGCAGTACTTTCTGGTTCGTGAAATCAAAGCAGAAAGTGGGGAACATAGGAACCAAATTGCATTGACTGGGTATTTATGCAGCAAACCGATATATCGCACAACACCATTAAAAAAGGAGTTATGTGAGCTTATAGTTGCTGTAAATCGTCCATATGGTAAGAGCGATTATTTACATTGTATTGCTTGGAACCAACTCGCTCGAAAGGCATCAAATTTAAAGGTCGGAGACAAAATTAGACTGTCTGGAAGAATCCAGAGCAGAACTTATATCAAAAGAGAGCATGAAACAGAAATGGTTAAAGTTGCATACGAAATTTCTGTGGATGCATTTGCAAAGGAAAGGTGATTATATGTGTGATGTGGTTAGACGTTTTTTAGATAGTATCGTGGAATTAAAAGGCAATGAATATGTAAAAAGAGCGATTACATATATATCCACGTTCATTCCAGAAGAAAAACGTAACGAAATGGAATTGCTTGATTTCTTATATCAGCTAACAGATAGAGACGACGTAAAGAAATATCGCTGTGAGCTGATCGCACAGGCAATGACGAGAAAATAGAGGAAAGAGAGGGCAATGAATGGCAGAAAGAAGAAGCGAAAAGGATATTGATGCGGATGTTGAAGAAGCAATGAAGAAGTACTACAAGAAAAAAATCAGAGAGATCTTGAGGAATGAGGAAAGACTAAGCACAATTAGAATTGTTTATTATATCTTGACAAAATAAAAAGAGGGCATCCAGTAATGGGTGTCCTCTTAATGTTTTACTGGGCTGAAACAATTTTATCATTCTGCTCCAAGATATCAGATGCATCTTTCCATGCATAGTTAATCTGGATTGTGCTTGGAGCGGCAGCATCCTTACCATAATCGCAAGAGTGGATCGATAAGATGCAGGTCTTTGTTTCCCAAACAGTAAAATGACCATCATAGAGATTAAATATAAACGAATCACCTTTAGCCGAGAAAGAATCTTCATCATAATCCTGTGAAGGTTCACCATAAGCAGCTGTTAATTGCTCTTTTAAATCATTTGCCATTGGGCTAACATCATTTGTATTAAATTCATATGTAACACCGTACAGCATAGCATTTGCTACATTATAATCAATTACACCGTCTGCCGAAGGGCAAACAAAATACGCATATACAGAAGATGTTGTATATCCAAAGGCTGGCTGCTGATAGTTTGAAGCGAAAGCACTTGCCATAAAACCAGTCGAATCATAGTCAACACCAGTAATTCCACCATAGATAATATCATCAACTGAATAGACAGGAAGCGTCTGATCTATAGATGCTTGGAGGTTAAGTTCTGGTGTTAAGCTCTGCACACTCGCAAAATTTGTTCCCCACGGAATATCCTTGAACAGGATATCACCGTCTGGGAGTTCTGCCTCGGTTTCTGCTTCAGAACTCTCTTCCTCATCACCCTCAAGCAATTCATTATATAGTTTAAGAAGATCGTTGTAGTCTTTGAGCAATTCATTATACTTTGCTTCATAATCAATAGAAGTTTCTGTCTCCACTTCGCTTTCTGCAAATACTGGCGCTGCTTGTAATGCCATACAACTACACAGTACAGCTACAAATTTCTTTTTCATGTCCTTTTCTTCCTTTCTTTTTGTGCTTGTGTTGCACTATGTAAATAGTATAAACAGGTTTTCACAAAATAGCAACCAGAAATTCACCTTGCATACAAAACAAATGGGTATCCGCATTACGGATACCCACTGTCTGGTTAATTAGTTTTGCTTGTTGTTGGCGTCTGGTGGAAAGATAATATCTTTTCCTGCAAGAAGAGTATCAAGTACTTGTTCCAATTTTTCCCAGTCCGAATCCTTCATTTGCGCAAGATAAAGGATTAAACGCTTTTTAAAATTTTCATCGCCTGTTATTGCAAGCGTGCCAAGAAATGATTCAATCTCTTCTGATGGTGTAATGTTTTTAAACATATCGCCTTCTCCAGTAAGGAGCCAAGTTTCATTGACAGCATATTCCTTGCAAATGTTTGTGATAACAGGATTTGAAGGAACAATTCTTCCACTTTCATATTGAGCTATCGTATTACGCGCAACACCAATTTTAGAACCAAATTCCTCTTGCGTCATTCCAAGCTCCTGTCTTAATAATTTAAATCTTGTTTTCATTGTATTTTTCACCTCCTAGTATAATAATGGTGTAGTCAATCAAGACTACTTGGTTAATAAGTTTCTG